AACAAAGTGGAAGACAAAAAGTTCCATGAGATGGCCGATAACTTCCTGGGCTACATGATGAAGAACTTTGAGACAGAGTTGACTGTGATGGGTGCTCGTATTGCATTGACCACATACGACTTGCCCTTCCTCCCAACCAAGTTGAAGAACTTTGACGAGTTTCACCAACGCTTTGGCAAGTACATCTTGCAGGCGTCGGCCTAAGTTTAAGGGGTCGTGTGGATTAAATACACGGGCTGTGGACACATGGCCCCTTTTCTTCTCCAGGTATGAAATACAAAGTTATAAAATTAGATGCAAGGTACAGTCATCATACCGCCTACCAGTACATGATTGAGTTTTCAAAAGGACACTGGATTGGCACAGGAGTGTTGAGTTTTGATCGTGCCCGACGTTGGTTCACCACAACCTATGGATGGGGTCAAGACGTGGAAGTTCGAAGTGAACTGCTTCGTACCCGACAACATCATGAGGAAGAATTTGAGCCGGATGACATCAACTCCACTTGGTCCTTCAGTGCCAAATACAATGACTACCGAATCTATGTTGCAACAGACAAAGAACTCAGTTGGTTCTTGTTGAGTCACCCTGTGTCATAGTACCCAAGTACTACTTGACCAATAAATCGTGATCTGTTATAATATACACATAAACAACAAAAGGAACAGCCCGTGACTACCGCTACTACTACTAACAAAAAAGAGTCTGATAAGTTCAAAGATCTTATTGGACCCATGGACCCAAAACTCGACAAAATTGTGCGTGAAATGTTGATCACTGCCCGTGTGGGCCTGTTGCTCAAGGCTTCATTCTTTGGCAATCTTGCTACTCGTTTGAAACTGGTAAACGCAGACGAGTGGTGTGCCACTGCCGCAACAGACGGCAGAAACTTCTATTACAATAGCCGCTTTATTAAAATGCTCAAGCCCAAAGAGATTGAATTCTTGTTTGGACACGAGGTCCTGCATTGTGTTTATGATCACTTTGGACGTCGCGGCAATCGCGACCCACAGTTGTTTAATATTGCCAATGACTTTGCTGTCAACCAAGATTTGGTCAAACACAAGGTAGGTGAGATGATTACCACAGTGCCTTGCCTGTTTGATCGCAAGTATGACGGCATGAGTTCAGAAGAAATCTACGACCAGTTGTACGAGAAAGCAGAAAAGATCAACATCAGTGACTTGTTGGACAAGATGATTGACGAGCACATGGATGGTGAGGGCGATCCTGCTGATGGTGGCGATGGCGACCAAGAAGGCAAAGGTCGTCCTAAACTAACACCTGAAGAGCGCCAACAAATCCGCGACGAGATCAAAGAAGCCATGTTGGCGGCAGCCGCTACAGTGGATGGTGCAGGCAATATCCCAGCAGGTGTCAAGCGTCTTATACAAGACATGACCGAGCCCAAGATGAACTGGCGTGAATTGTTGCGTATGCAATTGGAATCCACCATCAAGAGTGACTACACCTGGATGCGAGCCAGCCGTAAAGGTTGGCACATGGATGCGGTCATGCCCGGTATGAAACTGGATCCCATGATTGATATTGCTATTGCACTGGACGCTTCGGGCTCAATCTCAGAAAAGATGTTGAAGGACTTCTTGGGTGAGATCCAAGGTATTATGGACTCGTTCCCTGCATATCGTATTCATGTTATCACGTTTGATACTGATGCATACAACCCTGCACAATACGACTCAGACAACCTGGAGGACATCTGCGACTACGAAGTAACAGGTGGCGGTGGCACTGACTTTGATTGTATCTTCAAGTATTTGAAGGACAATGAAATTGAACCCAAGCGACTGGTTGTGTTCACAGACGGCTACCCTTTTGGTTCATGGGGCGATGAGAACTATGCAGATACTGTTTGGATCTTGCATGGTACCACAACCATTGAACCACCTTGGGGTCAATATGCTTACTATGACGAGGCTGAGTAATGAACCAACGCATAGAAAAATTTGCACGTGAGTGCGGTGCCTGGAATCAAGTGTATGGCAACAGAACATTCATGATTGACGAGCACTTTGATATTGAGAAATTCGCCCGATTGATTGTGCAAGAATGTGCTGAGATTTCCGATACGGAGAGATCCAATTCAGTTGGTTGTGGATATATTACCAAAACAAACGGCATGAGAATTAAAGAACATTTTGGACTTGAACCATGACCGAACTTGAAACTGCACTGAAAAATCACAACTGGAGTTTGGACGGATATACGACTCGACCCGGCATAGACCGATTGATGAAAGAAAATCCTGACACAGGCCAAGCACTATGGGAACAATATTGTCCGTGGAGTGAGACCAATGGTGGATATATCAAATGGAGTCAACATGCACGAACTAACTAAACAACTTGCTGAACAGGCTGAATTATTACAGTTTGTTAACGGAATGACTTGTTATCGCCAACAGCACAAATTAGAAAAATTGGCCCAGTTGATTGTTGGAGAATGTGCTATGATCGCTGATACAGAGAGATCCAATTCACTTGGTTGTGGATATATTACTAAAACTAACGGTATGAGAATCAAAGAACATTTTGGAGTCGAAACGTGAATGACTTTTTACAAGCGTTAGGACCGTTTGTCTGGGGCTTTGTACTAGGATACTTTTGGCATCCTGTATGGACTTTGTGCAAGAGGGTTGTTGAAGAGGCTAAACTGGCCAGGAAGGAATGGAGGAACCACGATGGAAGTTGAAATGATTGAGAAAACAAAAGATCGGTTTGATCTAGAGCAAGAGATCTTGGAGTGCTGGAAAGTCACTGCTGACATTCAAATGTACATTGATCAAGATTCCGCAACAGAAGATTTCAAGGTATTGGCCGAATACTACGAGCGCAAGTTCAATCTCTTGTGGAACACATTTGAATCCATGATTCACGAAAGAAAGATGTGAGCGAGATTCAAAAACGCATGACTGACCTCATGCGTCCAATAGAGCAACAGATACTCATGTGCGATGACCGTGAAGATCAATTGATGATGGCTTGTGCTATGTTGCAACGCACAAGGGAATTGTTCGACTATCACATTGGTGAAGAAGGACGTAAAAAAATGTTTAAGGATTTTATATAATGTACGCATGGATAATAAAACATCAAGATGTTATTTCTGGCTTTGTGTCAGGTGTTAGTTTGATGGTTGCCGCAGATTACTTTGCTCGTGGCGACATGGCATATGGCAGTTTGAGCCTGTTTGTTTCAGTGGCAAACTTGTTGCTGTCTGGCAAAAAAATGGGTAGTCATGGGCAATCAAACTGATTACTTTGACCGTATAGGCTACCAAGCCGTATGGGATATAGGCGATCGTGTGTTTGGTAAGTGGAACAAGATACCGTTTGTGGGCACGGTTGGTAACGATCGTTTGCTCAACCATCGTGATGGTCCTGAGATTACTATACACCTAGATTTACCTATCCGGTTCGATAATCAGATATATAACTTTATCATTGTCAAGCACAAGGATATTAAGGAGTATAAATGAACTCAGTCGACATGGCCACTAACTTGATCTTTAGGGCAAAGAATTTACAGGAATTTACAGTCACTACCGAACTTCCAGATGATTTTGGCTTTCGCGGTGTCATACCGTTTGACATGCAGATCACAGGCAACATATTAGAGGCACGGGTTTGGGCAGTGGACTTCAACGAGGCAGTTGACCGCCTGAACGAATTCTTACACAGTTAAAGATGCTTGCTTTTGAATATACTCTAGATCCTTTTGAAATTACCTTTAGATCAATACAGAGACCAGTAGCATCTTTGCGAGAAGAAGTTGATGCCGCACTACAATTGATTGCTGGAACAATCAAACGACCAATGGCAGTTGCGTTTAGTGGTGGGATTGATAGTGAAGTTATTTGTCGCAGTTTGCTAGAACAAGATATAGACTTTAGGGTATTCATCATGAAATTCAACGATGATTTTAACACCCAGGATATATCTTGGGCGTTTAAGTTTTGTACTGAAAATAAGATTACCCCTATTGTGCTAGACGTTGACATATTAGGTTTTATGTCACAAGGCACAAGATCTTATATTGATCAAGGGTATAAAAGTCACGAAGTTTTTAGATATCTTCAACTTTGGTTAATGGAACAGGCAGGGCAACAAGGATATAGTCTGGTCATGGGCGGCCGTGAGGAAGCAATCAGTCGTTACAAAAAACGTCCAGCAATACGTTATGACCTTGGGCATATTATGAGCCATGAGTGGAATCAAGCGACTGGTAATCATCATTACCCTAGTTTTTTTGAAACCACTCCCGAACTTATGTCTGCATATTTAGACAGTCCAGTACTTAAACTTATTTGTCAGGATGTTAATTACTTTGTTTCTAACCCAATCGGCTCCAGTCCCGAAAAAATATTAGAGTTCCATCGTGCATGGCCCGAGATGAAACGTAGATCCAAAATGAATGGGTTTGAGAGATTGCACCATATAAAAGATAAGCACCAAGATCTGTTAAAATTACACATGCCAGAACTGATAGATCTCTATATACCTGTTGCCAAAATTAGACAGCAATTAGGATTGGTTAATTTGCCCGAAATTATATAGAAAATAAAATCTTCTGAGATTTGATTGTTAAATATCTATATGGAAAACGCACAACTTACTATTGCTGATTTAGCAAGTCTCAAACAAATCATCGATGCCGCATGTACTCGCGGTGCATTCCGAGCCGCAGAGATGAAATCTGTTGGTGATGTTTATGATAAACTTTCTGCATTCTTGGACTCTATTGTAGCCCAACAGCAAGCCCAAGAAGCAGAACAAGCACAACCTCAAGGAGATCAAAATGCTTAAACATATAGGACGACACGGTGACCGCAAGGTTGCTATTCTCTACAGAGAAGTACCCGGCGAGGAGCACATGTGCCTTGTGGTATATCCAGAAACCATGCCCACACATATTCACAACTCAATCATGGCCACGCTGGAAAGTGCTCCAGGACAGGCCGCAACAAACTTGTCAGAAGTGTTGCACCGCAATCTCCTGCCCGATGGCCGTCCACAACTGGAAGCCATGCATCGTGAAGGCATGATCAAGAAGATCTCTACCAACCAAGTTATTGTAACTCCCAGCGCACAAAGCAGTGTGAAACTGGACGAGATGAACAAAATCATTCGCGAAATGGAACAAGGCGGAGAAGCACTCAAACGTCTACAAGAACTTGATGCCAGCGCCGGCATGGTTGATCCTGCACAAAAGCGCAAGGCCGAAGCAGAATACAAACGCAGAGAAGAACGCAAGGCACAAGACACAGCCACACCTTATGTTCCACCATTGACCAGCACCGACGGTGCACTGGATGACAAGACTCTTGCGGCCAACATGTTGGCACAGGCCAAACGTATGGAAATAGAAGCCAAAGGCATGATTGCCGAAGCCGCCCGCATGAAGAAACAAGCACAAGGTTTAAATCCCAGTGTCAATGCAAAAGAGTATGTTACACCTGTCGCAGAATCAGTCGCCCCCACGGCACCAAAAAAAGGTCGTCCTCCTAAAGCCAAGGTAGCGACTGCCGATGCCGTTCAGTGATGAATTCATTCAACAGTGGGAACACATTATTGAACAAGTCAATAAAACAGAAGTCCCACTTGAGTGCATTAAAAAAGTTGTAATTAGACTAGGTGATCGTCGTCAAAAAACGATTAATCTGGCCGCACTAAGACGACAGGGTCTTGACCTAGAAGAAGTTGAAACTATCTTGACCCGTACACTAACTGAACTTGGAGACACTGTTCGTGACATTGACTTTGTGGTCGATGTTACTGAAGTTGCCAAACTTGTACAGCCCGAAACCGATAAACTTTTAAAAGATCTATGAATGTTAAACTTGTCTCCTATTCACAACCAACAGAAGACTTTAGAGCCCAGGGCATTGACGATGCTCAAGAACTTATCGCTTTCTGCGCACGAGTATCCAATCCCACCAACCAGTTCAACAATGAAACCAGCGAAAAACTCATCCGATACCTTGTCAGACACCAACACTGGAGTCCACTCGAAATGGTCTCAGCTTGCATGGAAATTACGACAACACGAGATATTGCACGGCAAATCCTCAGACACAGAAGTTTCAGTTTCCAAGAGTTCAGTCAACGATATGCTGACCCGACAACGGATCTTGAATTCGTTACCCGCAGTGGAAGACTTCAAGACCCAAAGAATCGACAAAATAGCATAGAGCACGACAACAACTTGTTGGAGAACGAATGGTATCGTGCTCAACAGCGGGTTATCTATGCGGCCCGACGTGAGTATGAATGGGCTATCAAGAACGGTATTGCCAAGGAACAGGCACGTGCTGTGCTACCAGAAGGCTTGATTCAAAGTCGACTATACATGAACGGTACCTTGAGATCATGGATACACTTTATTGAACTACGTTCAGGTAATGGCACACAACTGGAACACCAAGCGGTGGCTGTTGAGTGTGCTCGAGCCATTGCCGCAATCTTCCCATTGGCCACCGACTTGGTTGCAAAAAACTAACTGCTCTGCTATACTTGTGTATGGCAATAACACACAATGAGCAAGTAGAGCATTGGCAACCTGAACAAGTAAAAATCATCAACGATAAGGCAGTACGTTTTCGCGACGTATGTGTGCATGAGATTCGCATGGGCGATGTAGAAGATCCGGATTTGATGGTTGCTGAACCCATATGGAAGTGGCAAGAATCAGATGCTGGTCGATTCATAATGGAAAATGCTGAGGACAAACCTTATTGGTCTCGTAGCATGGATCCTCACAATTATGGACACATGTATCGCATTGTGGCCAGGCTCAGCGAACAGAACGAAACTTTTTGGCAACTCAAATGGGGCGATATTAAATGAGTAAATTTTTAGTAACCGGGGGCATGGGTCTGATTGGGCACAACGTGGTACAACGACTAGAAGCAAAAGAACATGAAGTTGTGATTGTGGACATCATGACTAACTATGGTATCATTCCGCAAGACGAACTAGAGTACTTGTTGGACGAACGGCGCAAGAAGATTGCAACACAGGACATATATCGCACTGATATCTCAGACGCCGAGGCATTTGATCGTGTGGTAGAAGAACACAAGCCTGATGTGATCATACACATGGCCAGCTTTCCTCGACAGAAAGTTGTGAATGCCAACCCTGCATGGGGTGCCAGAGTCATGACGGAAGGTTTGATCAACGTTTGCGAGAGTGCCAAAAAGCATGGTGTGGAGCGTGTGGTGTACATATCCAGCAGTATGGTCTACGGAGACTTTGAAGATCAAGTGCTAGAGGATGCTGAATGCCGTCCTATTGGACAATATGGAATTATGAAATTATCTGGAGAAGACCTTGTTAAAGATTATCATCGTCGTGGTTGCTTTGACTACGCTATTATCAGGCCTAGTGCTGTATACGGACCCTTGGACGTGGAAGACCGAGTGGTTGCAAAGTTTATGCTCGCCGCCATGCGAGGCAGCGTTCTCCATGTTAATGGGGTATCCGAGACACTAGACTTTACCTATGTGGATGATGCCGCGGATGGTATTGTGGCTGCCGCGACACGCATTATGGCTGCCAACAAGACCTATAACATTACCAAATCACACTCAGTCAGTTTGTTAGAAGCCGCAGAGATGATTGTTAAGATTGTGGGCAAGGGCACCATTGAGATACGCGACAAGGATGCAGACTTCCCGTCACGCGGCGCATTAAATATTGATCGTGCCAGGACCATACTTGGGTATGATCCCCAAGTGGATGTTGAACAAGGATTTGAAAATTACTACAACTGGATTGACAATTCCGTTTACTGGTCTAAAAAAGCAGTATAACAATCTCCGCACAGAAATACTGGACACAACAGATGAAGTGTTGCGTTCAGGTATTCTCATGGGTGGCAACTATACTGCTGAGTTTGAAAACTGGCTGGCTAAAAAAAATCACGTGAGTTATGCTGTGACTTGTCACTCAGGCACGCAGGCACTTGAGATCTTGGCCAATTACTATGCTCAAACCGAATTGAGTTATGTAAAACCTCCTACTGTGCTTGTTCCTGCATTGACTTATCCGGCCACTGCTAATGCTTTCATACGAGCAGGATGGCAGGTGATGATTGGTGAGACTGACTACTATGGTCAGTTAGACATACGAAAGACACTCAAGGATATGGATTCGCATTATCATGCTGTGTGTGCTGTGGGATTGTATGGTGCGGCATTACGTGACATGCAACCAGCACGTAATCGGGCCATCCTGCTGGAAGATGGCGCACAGCATTGGTTGAGTGACAACTGTAACAGACAAGGCGAGGCCACCGCTATCAGTTTCGATCCCACAAAGAACTTGGCCAATTATGGCAACGGTGGTGCTGTGGTGTCCGATGATAGAAATCTCTTGGACTATGCAAGAGACTGGGTGAACAATGGCAAGCATACTCGTCATGCCGAAACTGGTACAAACTCAAGGATGAGCGAAATTGATTGTGCGCAAATGATGGTCAAGACTCGGCACATAGATGCTTGGCAAAAACGACGTGGTGAGATTGCGGCACACTGGATTGAACAACTAAAGAAGCGCAATGTACGTTCGCTAATTGACGACAGCAACTTCTCAACTCATTGCTATCACAAGTTTGTGATTGAAGTGGATGCCAGAGATATTGTGCAACGTAACCTTGCCATATGCAAAATTGAAACCAAAGTTCACTATGCTGAACCCCTGCATGAATTGCCTGCTTATCAGCACCTGGACAACCCCGGCGGGTTACTAAGTCCAGCATCTGCACTAAGCAGACGTTGCCTAAGTTTGCCTATCTATCCTGAACTCACAGACCTTGAAGTTGAATACGTTATTGATCAGTTGTTAGAGATCGTTTGACAAACGCATAACTTGCAAGCCATGCCCACTCATAACTCTTCTGGAGTTCAGCGGGATCGCCATTTACAGAGTCATAAAACTCCACTGCATCCTGGGCACCTTTCATGCTCCACTTAGACTGTGTGTTATCTACAGCGAGCCATTGACAAAGTCTATACTCATTTTCTACATCTGGTAAACTTGCCTTGAGTTTGATCACTTCGCGAAATGCAGTACGCCAACACATCCAATCGTTGATATAATAGTTTGCTGTTCCGGATACAATAGGCACAACTTCATGTGCTTGATCCAGCGTAAAATCTAGCCCAACACCAGTATTCTCCAATGCTAATTTTTTGTTGTAGGCAATCATGGCCTGATGCCCGTACTGTAATCCATTGACAGGATTACGTGCATGGAAGATATAATGCTTGGCCTGTTGCATACGATCTGGTTGCCAGGACCAATCAAACAGTTGATCCACTTCTAATTTGGCAAACACAGCAAAGAACCAAGGTGTGGTGCTGGCTCTAGCAGCCGCATGGTATGCTGCCACTCGTCCGTTTACACCGTCTACTAAGTGAACTTTGTTTGTGTATCTTGACTCGTTGGCCAAATACATTGTCATCTGCAAAAAATTAGATCTAGCATTGGGTTCGCCATTTGAAATAAACACAATGTCCAAGGGTTGATCTTTTAACATGCGATGTGTTCGGTCTATGTAAGCGTAATCGTACAACTGTGTGCGTATGTCTCCTACTGCGGCCTTGGGCACAATCACACTGGTTGCGCCCTCACTCAACGGCACAATAGTTTTGGTTTCCTGGCGCCATAACGGAACTGTGACCAAGTTGCCCGGCACATAATCTGTTGTGGTATACAGGGCCAGCGGACCGTCGAATGGCAGTGCTCGAACTGCTTCAGCCTGACTGTCAAGGGCATGATTGATCACCGGCATAGGTCTACGTGGAACACTGGTCTCAACAAAGTTACAGTCGTACCATTCCAACAAAGCCACACGTTCTGCACGATATGCAAATGTGGGCACATGCATGAAGAATGTGTCCCCAAACTTTTCGCCATCACTGGCAAACACATGTAACATACCTGCTTGCCATTGTTCAGGGTGCCACGAAAAGTCAAAGTCGCTGTAGTCACAGATTGAGGAACATATCCACACAAACTCATGCTCAGGGCCTATGCTTTTTGCTATGCGTATGAGTGTATCGCGGTAGTTGTCAAAGTAACGCACACGTCGAGTGGTGTTGGCAATGTTGCCCGTATTACCGTCCATATGATCAATTTCATATATGGCTGTGGCCACTCGGTTGGTTTGTATGACCATTTGTCCAATGAATTTTGTATCCAGGGCACCGGACACACAATACTGTGGACCGCCAGTGCGTTGATGTTGTGTGCCAAATTGATAGACATAAGGAGGATCTGTATCATCTGGGTGCCAAGTCCAATCAAAACTATCAGTATCTGCGCCTTCGGGAATGATCCAGCAATTGTCTTGTGATATTTTTACAGCCCTGGGTGCGTCAACATACTTGACCAGGGTGCCACCATTGCGGTATCTTGGCCCACCTGTGCGTTGATGTTGTGTGCCAAATTGATAAGTCATTGGTGGTTCAGTTGGATCTGGGTGCCACGTGGTATCAAATGCCTCAATGCCTTCTGGCACAGTCCAGTTGACAGTATCTCTACAGACACGTATAATAACTGGTGCGTCATGATAGTTTGTGTCAGTGAATACTGCTTTAGGAATCAAATATGTACCAGAATCCTTTTGCCATTGACTGGGCCATGCATGACGTTGTGTGGATTGCCAAGGAACAGGCTCCCAAAGCCAATCCCACTTGGAATAGTCACATAAGTATGAGATCCACCAAAAATATCTTGTGCGGCTCATGGTCTGTGCATGCTCAATCGAATCAGCCTCACGCTCGTGTGCAAATTGATTGGGTTTAATACCCGAATAGAATACGTCAAACATGATTAGAATAGATGAAATTTATAACAATACATTCTGGCCCTGGATTAGAAAGAATAGACCAGGCTTTAGAGAATTTTTTTGTGAACCATTCGGGAGAAGCGACCCGGACAGCGTGATGAACTATGGAAGAGACGATTGTCACGAACACAATTATATATTCTTTTTTGACCAAGAGCCTATTCATTTGAACATACATCAGCCTACTTTTGAACAAGTTGTCACGCTTAATGAAGACATACATACCAACTGCTACTGGGAGAGAAACAACGGCAAGTACAAAATGGCAGGAAAAATACCAAGACCTCCGGGATTTGTTGCACCTGGTTACATTGTGACCAGTGAGCGTGATAGTGAAAACGTTGAGGCTATTTGCAACAAGTACCAATGGAAATCACTATATTATTTCTTTCATGGCTGGGCCGCACTAGATTGGTATCGTGGATATGATCGAACATTCTTGATTTCACCGCCAGCAGAACGCACTATTACTCGAACATTTATTGCACCCAATCGTATTGTGGCAGGTGAGCGTCAACACAGGCTAGAAGTGCTGTATCACCTATTCAAAAATAAATTATTAAACAATCATATCAGTTGTCCAGAAACTTGCCCAGCAGAAAATATCAGTATACACGATGCAGTCAAACCATTGGTGAACAAGTATCCAGATATTGAACAAGTGTTTGCACAACAAACACTGCCCATTAACTTTGCAGGCGAAACAGATCATCCCATGCATTCATGTTGGTTGAGCCTGTTCGGTGAGTCGGCAGAAAGTTTACTGTATCTTGTGACAGAAACTATAGCAACAGGGCGCAGACATCACCTGACAGAAAAGACATTCAAACCCATAGCCCTGGGCATGCCGTTTGTCATTGTAGGTACTCGTGGCAGTCTTGAGTACTTGCGTAGTTATGGATTCCGTACATTTGAGGGTATATGGGATGAAAGTTATGACTTGGCAGAAGATTCAGTGCGTATCGAGCGTGTTGCTAGTTTGTTGCGTAGTCTAGACGAACTGCCCCCAGAAGGCAAGCAAGACCTGTTTGATCAGGCACGAGAAGTTGTAGAACACAATTGGAATCATTTTTATAATGGTGGCTTCGAAGCCGTGCTGTGGGCAGAACTACAGGAGATGTTGAATGAAATTGAATCTGATATCGGACCAGACAGTCCGGGGTAAAATATATCCTGCTTTTGCAAGACATCAAGCAGAGCCTTACACACAATCATGGCGTGAGTTTGAACAGCACTGGCCGTTTACTGTGCCACTTAGACTACAGGAATATTGCGAACATCATGGCGTTGAATTGAACATATTTGAGTTGAACGAGGCCTGGCCTAAAAATACATTCTATCCGGTTGGCCTGGGTTTTTTTGATTTTGACATAGACTATTTTGAACTATTACCCGGCCGTGTGGTCTCTGAACTTGGGCACGGTAACATACGTGTATTGTTTTATTATCACGAAGGTGACAATCCTGTAAAGATCAAACAACGACTAGATGAATTAGTGGCCAATCATCAACTGCCCCCTTGTTGTTATAAATTTGTCAGCGGTAACACAGCCGCACGTGATGTCAAAGGCTTTGTGTACTTTGCTGATTCTGAACTATGGTATTGGCATCGAAATCATGCCACAGCACCAATGGTCATACACGATCAACCACGTGAGCGTGAGTTCACTGCCTTGAACAGATTACACAAAACATGGCGTGCCACTGCAATGGCCGATTTACTACAGCATCATGTGTTGGACAACAGTTATTGGAGTTATTGCGAATCGGGTGAGGTTGTGGATGAAGAAAACCCTATTGAGATTGATTCGTTTGATGATTTAAGAGCCAGAACAGAGCAATTTTTAAAGTCAGCACCGTACTACAGCGATGAGTTAAATCAAACAGAACGTAACAATCATGCCAACCTTGTGGGCAAGTACTTCTCAAATAGTTATTGTCATATTGCACTGGAAACACATTTTGATGCTGATCAGTCTAGTGGAGTACTTTTATCAGAAAAAACATTCAAACCTATCAAACACGGACAGATGTTTTTTGTAGTAGGACCAGCAGGCAGTCTACAAACCCTACGCAATCTGGGTTATAGAACATTTGACGGCATCCTGGATAACAGTTATGATTACGATCATAATAATACACATCGTTGGACCAAACTGCGCAATGCAATAGTCCGGGCACAATCTGATTTGCCTAGATTACATGCTCGTGCCAGGGCAGACATAGAACACAACCAACGTTTATTTCTTGAACTCAAGACAGCCCGCTTAAATATCCTACTCGAGCACATAAATGAATCCTATTAACAGTTATACAAGTTGGCAACCCCTTGAAGAAGTCATAGTCGGCCGTGCGTACAGCCCAGACTATTTTGACTTCATCGAGAACGCACAAGTGCGCAATCAGTTACAACAAATCCTTTTGGAAACTGAAGAAGACCTTGCTAACTTGCAACGCACAATAGAAAAGTTTGGTGCTCGAGTACGTCGTCCCGACTTGCCCGACCGTGATCGCTTTATTCAATCACAGGTTCACGGTAGCGGTGCACCTCTTCCACCACTCACACCAAGAGACTGGCAAATCACACTAGGCGACCGACTGTTGCGTGTGTTGGCCATGTCTGAACTAGACGGGCTGTGCGGCGAGTACGAGTCTGCGGGCGGCACAGTGATCAATCCGCATGGACCTACAGGCTGGGACGAGAACTGCGTTCTTAATGGTGCAAGTGCTAGTTGTATTGTGCGTGTGGGTCGTGATGTGTTTTTTGATAACTCAGACTTCTTAAAGCCTGAGCAGACCCGTTGGATTGTGGACAATGTGTTAGGTCCTGAATATCGCATCCATGAAGCCATTACAGATGGCCATGGAGATGCTGTGTTTGCTATTCTCAAGCCCGGAGTGTTGCTGAGTTCCAAGCACGATGTTAACTTGGACTTGGCCCGAGACTTTCCTGGCTGGGACGTATGCAAGATCTGGGATTCAAGTATCTGGGCCGCAATGGAAGTTGGCAAGTTCAAATACGAACAATCACCAGGTGCTTGGTATGTGCAAGGACAAACACCCACGCAAGAGTTCACACAGTTTGTGGACACTTATCTAAACAAGTGGACTGGCTTTGTTGCCGAAACTGTGTTTGATGTCAACTGCTTGGTACTAGATGAATCACATGTGATTTTTAGTGCTTACAATCGGGAAGTGTTTGACTACTGCCGTCGGCACCGGATAGAGCCTATCATTAGTGAACTGCGTCACAGTTACTTCTGGGACGGTGGTATCTCATGCTGTACACAAGATATCCGTCGCCGGGGCGGATTAGAAACTTATCTTTAACTACAAACAGTTACGCCATACAACTGTTCAAAACGATCAGCATCTGCTCGATCATTGACCATGGGCTCTCCACGTATGTTTAAGCTGGTGTTTAACAGCATGGGACAGCCGGTCATTACGTACCATTTTTCCAGCAGTTCTCTTATGCCTGATCCGTCTTTGGGAACAGTTTGTACACGACTAGTGCCATCAACGTGAACGATAGCAGGAAATAACTCAGTATGCCTACACCTAGCGATTGTTTGCATATACCTACTGTTACTGAAACCACGAGGCATATCAAAGTACATGTCAGCCATCTCCTCCAGAATAACAGGCGCAAAGGGTCTGAACTGTTGTCTACGTTTGATTGCATTTACTTTCTCCTTGATCTCGCTGCCTCTAGGGTCTGCAAGGAGGCTACGGTTTCCCAGTGCTCTGGGGCCGAACTCGGCTCGTCCGGAGGCAACTCCAACAATCTGTTCAATAAGTAGCCGATCCAAAAGGCCATTAACGGGATAAGGCCCAGGAATATTGTGCCCCAGACTAGCACCGCGCCAGTTAATTCTATGTCCAAGAGCCAAAGCGGCAGCACCAAGGCTACTGCCAGCATCACCGGGACAAGGCATAATCCATATATTATCAAAGTATTCTCCTAACATGCGATTGGCGCTACAGTTTAGTGCAACCCCACCCATATATACCAGATTTGAACTAAATTCAAAGTTTCTGGCGCGAATCATTACTTGTTTTATAAGATCCTCTGCCACCAACTGCCCGGCAGCCGCAATGTTTTCGTTGCTGGCACCCATAAGGAAATCGTTGCTCATGCCTGTGTGAAAGTTGTGTCGCAGTTCAATATCACGCTCGTTGGCTATCACGTGCTCACGCATGTCATGATACCAGGTGTTGCGACCCCAGGCTGCCATACCCATGGTGATGTATTCTTCGTCTAGTGGATGTAGGCCGATACGCTTGGTAACTGCACTGTAGAACAGTCCGATTGAGTGTGGATAAACCTGACGCCATAGTCTTTTATACCGTGCCTGACCTGTTCGATCATACGTTGCACCCCAGATACTGACGGTATCCCATTCACCAATGGCGTCAATGACAACTACAGTGGCACGTTCGAATGGTGACGTCTGAAAGCCTGCTGCCGCATGCGATAAATGATGATTGTAATTCTTGTAGTGTTTGACGTCCTGCCAATTGGCATGACCTATTTGATCGTGTATGTTTTTCTTCACACTGAGTCGGTTCCACTCAATGCCCTGGCCGCTGTACAATTGACGCAACTGTTTCATAACCGGGCGTTCATAGTATGCCACTGTGCTAATTGGATTGTAGTTTTCTAATTCTCTAATCAATGGTGTACAGAAGTCAGCATCATTTTTCTTTTTGCTATAACGTTCCGAATGGCCGGCAAACAATATGTCTCCGTTGGGACTTATGACCGTGGCGGCTGCATCATGAAAGCCTGCTGAAATGCCCAATATATTCATTTGTAGATAAATGGATCTCGTTTGCGCAGTTCTTTTAATTTTTTACGATAGCGTATTTCTAATGTAATTCTATCCCAAAGTCTTCGAATCCAGTTCATTTTAAACTCCTAATTTGTTGCTCTATATAGTCCGGATCGCTCCAGTGATAATCATATGTGACCTGTGCTTGACCAGTACGCACAGCACACACATCCAGGTGTTGGGCTAGTTGTGCCCAGATCGCTTGATGGTCTTGTGTACCAAATGATCTTTCAAGATCAACTTGCCCGATACAAGGGTGGCCGATTGTGAGACCGGGGTCAGTTGGGTCGAATCCATTCCGTTCAAGCCACCTTCGAAATTCGGCCAATTGCGCAATTTGCCACGGGTATGCGCCGGGATCACGTGCCCATTCAATATCAAAGTCTCCAGCGGCTTGAGTCTGTGTTCGAAGACTTGTAGTAACCAGTTCACCAATACGCGAATCCCTACCTTCATCTTGAAACACCTCCCAGTGATGCTTGCCTACTGCTTTATTTACGCCCACATACACACCACCCAGTTTTCTATTGATTGTGTCTATACCAAACAATTCAAGATCCTGTTCCTCTAATTCAAATCGCGGGGCATTCAACCAGCACATGAGTTGACTGGGCCTGCGCCATTCAGGCGCCTGTACTGCCTTGCGCATGCTCAGCACCAAACTTTCCAGTTCGTGACACAACAGGTTCAATTGACGTATGTGCCAGCGTGTGTGATCATCTGCGGCTGTGTAATGCGGACTCATTGCCCCTGCGGTGCCCTGCAGATCTTCAAAGTATCTGTGCAGTTGATTCATTTGCGCATGATTGACGTCTAGATCTGCTTGTATTACTGTGCCCGGGCTAAAGAAATCTTGTATGCGATAATCCAACGTGCTGGCATTGATAGCGTTGATTGATCTATTGATCTGTGTACACAGATACTCTGCTGTTCTGGCGCTTTCAGTCCAGCCAAGCCAGCAGTAGTTCTTTTCTAAATGCAGACTATTTTGAACAATATCATTTAATGCCGTCAGCCATTTGCGGCTGAGACTGTTGTCTGCAATGTCTATGTACACAGTTAGTATGTTCTTTGTGCCGCGTAGGTCTATCTCAATTGTATCAAGCAATTTTCATCCACCATTCTAATACATCTGGACGTGAGCCCAGGATATCTGTCATTGTCACTGACTGTGTTCTTATTTGTTCTAATCGTAACACACGGGCTTTGCCTTTTGCAAGCCCTGCTTGATAAGTGTCCGGCCACTGTTCTTCAAAACAAGGCCGGCTCTTTAATTGTAACAGTACATCACGCATGGCACCTGCGGAGCGGCCTGCTAACTCGTCAACCCATGGGTCTAATAAATGCCTAGGCAGTGCCAATGGACTCAAGATGATATCAGGTGAGAAACTAAAGATCACCTTGGCCAACATTTCCACACCCAACTCAGCGGCCAATGCCGTCATACGATCCACTTCAGTCATGCCCGGTAGTGTGAGTGTGAAGTCCAGGCGCATTTGACGCGGATTTGTGGCTATCTTTAATCCCTGTCGGAAGTTGTCAAGGAATGATTCATAATGTAAGCCTGTGCGAATATACTCTCCAGTGTGTCCTGTTCCATCAAGACTGGCGCAGATTTGCCAGTCACGTATGTTCGAAAGTATATCTTGGTAAAGATCAATCCCACCATAAGCAATCCTGCTGAGATTAGTATTGTATCTAGCATATAATTTTCCTCCATCCTCTAGTTCTATTATGCGTTTCATGTAGCGCCAATGCTGTTCATACATCAACGGTTCCCCACCCACCCAATATATTTCTTCTACTCGATGTTGCTCCACAGCCGCACTGAATTCGGCTTCAATTTGACTGTCCTGAAAGTTTGTGATTTCGGCACGTGTATCGTTTCGCATCCAATTGTTTTTAGGATTAGTCCAGTCAACCATTTTGTTTTGTTTTTGTTCAGTCTCCCATGCACTGGACAGCATGTCGCCACAGGTTCTACATTTGAAATTGCACAGGTTTGAAAACCTATAATCCCATGAAACAGGGCGCATATGAGTCGATCCAGTTGAGTCAGTGCTATCCCATATTTGATCAAGTCTTCCCTGGAACAGGTGCCAAAAATAATCGCGGTATACGGATACATTGAGTAACCGGTCATTGCAAACCTCACATTCTGGTAGTGTTTCTCCGGCCATCATTCTGCGCCGTACCGATCGCATGTGCTCTGAATTCCAGTGAGCCTCAAGAGTCACGGGTATGTATCGCCCTGTACCTGCGGCAGTGTCTATGTACTGTTCAAAGTTCTGTGCAGGCTCACGGCTGGCACAGCACATTCTGCGTTCTGTTTGCGGGGAGAGATATGTATGCACCCAGGGGGCTAGACACATGGTATCAGGTTTATGCATTTACGAATTCCAATACAGGTTCAACAATACTGGTGTTGAGCAATTTTTTTGTTAGGTCTTGATCAAAGAACCTTGCGCTATTATACAACAATTTTTCTTTAATTGCAGGATTATCGAGCAGCCTGTGATCAAAGTCCCGCACAATTTGTACTATGCGGTCGATTCTTTCTCGCCAGTCAGTGATATCATCATATGTTTCGTCCCATAATTCAGGAAATGTTTCAAATCCTTGACTGCGCAAGTGTGCTAGATTACCCGATGTGCTGACCATTAATATAGGATGCTTGCAGGCCATGGGCTTGTAACTCTTTTCACTCAAGAAAAAACGATCATTCTCAGTCAAACTGTAGCCCGTAAAAGCACAATCATCAATATAAGTTTCCACAGCCAGGGTAAAGACGGTACTGTCCATCCAGTCTGTATTGATGTATCGTTGCCAGGCATCTTTAAGCGTTAACGGCACTGCATTTTGTAGTGTCATAGAGCAATCATCGGGTAAAAAGACTCCACGGTGTCTATAACTGTGTATGCTGTCCTCTAATAGATCCCCCAGACTGTCATAAAGATAATCACGTTCCGGGCGGTGTAGCCCAATGCTCATAAAGAATTTCTTTTTTACCCCAGGTGACTGTGGTTGATATTGATCTAACTCAAAAGCATGTAGCGCACTTTGAGTTGTTATCCAATACCAATACGGTGTGGCAATAATTTTCACTCCTGGAATGATCTTTGCACTATCACCACTTACAATAATTGTTCCTTGCCCAGGATGTTGTAGCATGAGCACAAATACCCAATGCAGACCATAATGCACATAGTGTTCATTCTTTGCGTCAAATATCACGCAATGTCCGCGATCTAAATGAGTTTGTATTGTGTTGTGATATGGCCCATACATGTCATAATAAAATATAGTGTCTGCATCATATGTGCAATCAGGATCCCAATAATCCACAGGATAATCCACAGGCACGGCCGGTCGAAACCAATTCGGTGACTGATCCTGCAGAAACATGTACACAATCTTACGCATGTTTTTGGTACTGCAACAAGTCAGCCAATTCTGGTGCTACTCGGCGCAGGTCTTGGTTGCGTTTGCGATCTAGGTCAGCAATTTTCATGCGTGTCATAAAGCCGTCGGTTGATGCACCTGAATTCATAAAGTCCCGTATACGATCAAATTCCCCACGATAAATGGTATTCACTGAATCCAAGTATTCGGTGATGGCTTGTTTGGCCACATCGGGCAAACAAGCAATTGAGAAATACCAGGCATCGTGCATCATGTTCCAGTACACAAAAGAGAAACTCGCACGGTTGCGTTCCAGCCAAGTCGCAACGTTGCCAAGATAACGCACATTGAACACGTTGACTGTGGTACACACTTGCAGTTGAATATTGGGGTGTATTTCCTTTAGATCTGTGAAACGATCTAGATTTTCACAAACCAGAGCCCACTCAGCATTGGAGCGTTGATATTCAAAACGCTCGCCCACATCATCTATTGAAAATGCTATTTCCACTGTTTTAAAATGCTTCCAAATTGACTCAGCCTGCTCAGGATATTGTGTGCCATTTGTGTTGTAGTGTATTTCTACTTGATGCGCTATACCGCGATCCACAATGCCTCGAAGCATGTCAAAGTGTTCTGCAATCATAAATGGCTCACCGCCAGTGAATTCAATATAGCGTATGTCATCGACCACTGAGTCAATTTGATCCCAGAATTGAGGATTGTCCCTGGGCCAAGCACCAGCACGTAGCATTGTGTAAGCGTGTGACTTTTTCTGTTCGTCCCGGGGCAATTGTGCAATTTCTTCTGCGGCAAATTGGCTGCTGGACCATGACCCGCATATACGACATTTAAGATTACATATATTGCCTAATTTAAGGTCCAGAAACATCAGGGGTTTGGCATCTGCTGTGAATTCTGACCCAATGCCCATGTGCTTGAGTCTATCCAAGGTGTGCATTCTTTTGCTTGTGCGCCCCGAACGCTCTTCTGACCAACACTTGCGACATGTTTGTGGTTGTTCGCTGTCCAGGAATTGTTGGCGTAGATTGCGCATGTAATTTGAGTTTTGTATGTCCACAAAATTGGCAGTGCTTAATTCAAACTTATTTCCTGCGTTGTCTACAATTTCGTCATCGGCCAGACAGCATGGACGCACTGTACCAATGGGTGAGGCTTCTAGGCTAATCCAAGGTAGTACACAAAATTTATCTTGTGGTAATTTCATTTAATGATCCATGTAATCGTTGTGCCCATTGTCCGTGACACACAGCACTATGGCTACAACCCAGTGCCAATGCTGTCATTTTAATGCTGCCAATTCAGGCAATGCGTCTGCCCACGATTCATTTCTGATTCCATCAAGTTGATTGGTCTTTTCCCAGAACTTGTCAATTAAATGGCTGTTGTCTGTTGCGTTCATAAAGGTAATGGCCGATTCAAACCCTTGTGTGGCACGCTGTAGCGGATCCCGGTCGCTCATCCAACTCAGGTGCTTGCGATATTTTTCTTCCAGTCGTTGTTTGTATTCCTGCGGTGCAATATCTATTCTATAGTACGGGGGATCTTGCAAGATATTTACATTGAGATCCTGGGCACGAATCAACCCGGCAGCCACCCATTCGCGATGAAAATCTGGCAGGTGCCAAGCATTCATTATGCTCAAGGTAGGGCTAATATAAAAATCCACCCCAGGACATATTGCAATCATCTCGTGACGGTTTTTTACCACATCATACCAGCGGGTACCTTTGCGTATGTATTCAGCGGGCAGTCCCATGCCATCTAGACTGGCGCCAACAGATACTGATTTGAACTGTTTCCAATATTCAAATACACTGCGTCCTTTTAAATCTGTGTGGGTAAAGTTGGTGTTATACACCAACCGTACATGGAACATTTTGCGTCGCACCAGTTCGTCTAAGATGCGATAATGCTCTTCCATCAACAATGGTTCCCCGCCGGCAAAGTAAATCTGCTCCACGTGCTCAATGTGTTCTACCAATTGATCCCATGCGTCTATTTCGAATCTTCCAGCATAGTTTAGTACCTTGTTGTGTTTTTTCCATTCAGGACCTGCCAATTGGGCTTGATCTTTGTACCAACTTGAACTAAAGATGTGGCCACAACTGCGACAACTTAAATTACATAGATTACTAAATCGAATGTCCCAGTAAGTCAATTCAAATTCATCCAATGTACCATCCGGCTGTGTGTTGTGAGTTTTGTTTATATGGTGTCCAAAGTGTTTGTTGGCACTGATACGTCCACTCATGAATCCCACTTCCTCTTGCTCGTAACAACGATTACAAGCATGTACTGGAGTGCTATTCAGCATGTTTCTGCGGATCTCGCGTAGGGGCTCCTGATTCCATATTTCTTTTATGGTGTGCTGGCGCATGTCCCCCATCGGGAACTGCATGTCTGCTGAACAACAAGGATATGCTTTGCCATTGGGGTAGGCGTGGAAATGAATCCAAGGCAGCATACAAAATGTTTTGCTTTTGGTCAGTAGATCCTGGTCAACTTGAGTCAACTGAGCCAGATCTATTTTCAATGGTTCTTGGGAATTATATGCGTTGCGCACGATCTTTTTTGTTATGTCTTGGGCATACACAACAATTTCAATTGGCACACGGTCACTGCTGATCCTATCAAACGATTTGCTGTATGCTTCGGGCAAGGTAGCATCTGTGGTTAACAATATAACAAAAAAATTGCTGATATCAATTTCGTTTAGACGTCTTTGCACTTGTTCTAGCAGTTGTCCAACCAAACTGTAGTTGTCTGAGTAAACGTCACCACGAGTGAGTGTGAGCAGTATGCGTTGGTTATTTTCAAACACCGGCTGATGCACAGAACCAAATACTGTTCGTAGCCAGGCTTTTTTATCAAAGTCAGACAAGTCATGCCATTGGTCTAGATCAATGACTGACACTATGTCATATTGTTGTTTTAATCTGTTTATCTCGTGTGCTAGTATCATAATGCGTTGTACCATTCTTTTAATTCGGGAAATGCTGTGTCAAAGTCTTTTGATCTACGTTGATCATACTGTGAATAAAACTGTCGAAAATCATTTAATAGTTTGGGGCGATCAAATGCTTCTGAATGCGGGGTCTTGACCACATCCAAGTAATCTATTAATCGTTGTGTGTGATTGACTTCGTGTTCGTGTATGACGTCACTGTCAGACCAATGCGCCAGCCATGTGACCAAGCGTTGTCTATATACTTGGCGCTGGGCGTCGGGTAGAATCAATGGTGATTGAAATGACGGAAAGCGTAAGATATTTAGTGTGAAACTTATAGCATCCTTTCCGTATTCCATTTTCCAATTCATTATGCACTCTAACAACTGATCCAGTGTGCTCAGGCACAGTGCATTAATGGTACACATAACGTGTATGCCCCGGAACTGCCCCGAATCTAACAAGCGTTCTACATTGTTGGCCCAGTCGTCCCAGATCAGGCCGTCACGTATATACTCTGCTTGAGTGGAGATTGCCTCATTGCTTGTGTATAAGTCGATGGCCATGCCATGTGTACTGGCAAGTAATCGATCAATGTCAACTTCGGTGCCCAGATTACTATTGATAGCCAAGCGTGTGCTACTCTTGCCCTGATTATCTCGAAACCAATCAATGAGTCGCCAGGTATGGGCAGACATAAGGGGCTCTCCTCCGGTAATTCTAAGTTCCTGAAGGGTATGATGTAGATCTGTTTCCCACCAAGCAAAAAATGCGTCAATATAAGGATTAGCCTCTGTGATCCTAAACAGTTGTGCATTATCGTGAGTATGAGTAAAGTGGTTGCGACCGTCACTGACAAGATCATTGTAGGGTCCATTTGTACGTATGTCCTTGACCCAAGTTGTGCTAAAAGCAGGATTACAATAGGAGCAAGCAAACTGACAAGTACGATCAAAAGCAATTTCCAGTGTGCGGAGATTGACGTCGGTATCGGGTGCAGTATTAAATGCTTCATTCAAGGCCTCTATGGGGTATATCTTACTTTTGTACACACGGTCTGACACAGCGTCCAATCCCATGTCTTCGATCTTCCAACAATACTCACAACCTGCAGGACGTTCGCCCGCAAGCATTTTACGACGATCCTCTTTCTTTTGATCAGTGTTGTGCAGTAGCCTAGGGTTGGAACGTACTCGATCCGGGTCCACCAAATGGGCTGGCGGGTGATGGCAACTGGTAGTCTGCCCTGATCCTAACCAAATGGTTGCGTTGTACCATTTCGCCGCACAGAAACTGGCTGAGAGAGGGTCTAATACTGTGTGTTTAAATTCTAGATCATTCATTGAATAAGTTACTAACTATGTGGTTTTGTTCATCAGCCCATTCATACCAACGTTGTCTATTATGCAACAAGTCCGGTAGCATGCGGTTGTACATATCTAGTAGTTCAGTTGGGCTGGCTGTACTCAGTTGTTTTATTGCCGCAATCAATGCAGTGTGTAGTGTGTCATTGGGATCTATTGTGGGATCAGGACGAAGTTTCAGTCCCGGAAAATAATGATCAAACATACGAAATCCATTGTGTTCCCAGAATTCGTAATGTTGTGTTTGTCCGTTGATCAAGAAAGGTCGCAGGCCAATAATGGGTTTAAAATCAATTTGATTTATAAATTGATTTCGAGGATTGTTACTGGTGCCACCTACTATGTGCAAGAAATGATGTTGCCAATAATGCATATTGTGCAAACTAAAAAGGTCGTGTGGGATGTCGTGTGGGGTAGCGGCTGAGCTTTCAGGGTACCAGTGTCCGTATTTTACATAGTCCTGATTTTTCTCTCCAATGGAGAAATAAAGATCCTTGTCCGGCCCTGTATCCCCGTCGAAAGATCTTCCCAGGGTCACTACTCCAAGATCCTTTAGATTGTGTTCGATTAACTTTTTTACAAATGCCAATCTATGTGGGTAAGGTTTGCGATTGTAACTGATAAACAAGTACTTGGGATCAGTCAATACTAATTCTTGTGTTTGATATATTTCAAAATGATCTCTGCACACAATAGCAAAAAAGTTAAAGTAAATGGTTGTGCTGTCTGCAGGCGCCCAGATGGGGCTGGGGGTGTCAAAGTTGCCCAGGAAGTATGTGTGTTTGATCGCCAGGCGTTGGATTAGTTCCAGTACCACTGGTTCGTGATGCTGTGAAAAGTAATCCACAGTGGACACCACAAACAAGTTGTCAAACTGTTCTCCTGCTGTGAGTATTTGTTGCAGTTCCGCATCCTCGCTGGGCGGCAAGCGCCAGGTGGTATTGAACAGCAGATTGCGTTGCGTGGGGAAAGTCTGATCAATCTGTTGCTGAATACCGCGAAGTATTGACTGTTCGTAACTGCCATAAACCCATTGTTCAGGAAAGGAATTAATTATACTTGTGATCATTTGAGGTTGAATGTGCGGTCCACAAAGTCCAGGAACTGCTGGGGGAATTCAGCGCGAATTTTAGGGCCAAGGTCGGCCATATGCTGTTGATTATACTTACTTATTTGTTCCGCCGCAACCAGGAATTTTGCCAGGTCTTGTTGACATAGATCTTGTACCACCGCTACAATTCTATCTAGTCTGTCTTGATTGTTGTCCATTAGATCAAATGATTCGTCTATTAGATGACTGTAGGTTTGGAATCCTTGTTTTTTTAAGTCCCGATAAAAACCACAATTGGCCACTGCTATCCAGGGATGGCCCATGGCAATGGGTTTGTATATCTTTTCACTGCGCAAACTGTATGGATAATCGCATACTGTTTCTGTTACCAAACTAAAATAGGTATCAACATAAGGTTCAGCCTGTATGTAGATTTCTCCCCAATGGTCATTAAATAATTCTGCCTTGACAAAGGAGTTTTGGTGTGCCATATCCAAGCCCACACGAAATTGGTCAACTTCATATTTTGCGGGCAACAACTGTATTTTTGAAGGTCTGGACAACAGATCAGTTTGGTATGTGTGATGGTACACTGGTGCAATGTCTAGATTGGTCCACAATGCCTGATCTAACAATGTACGCAGACTTTCAATCATGTATTTTCTGTGCGGGCGTGTGCGGCCATTTAAAAACAAGAACTTGTAGGGTTTATGTAGTTTGGCATATATTTCATCTACTCTGGCACATTGATCACGATTTTCTTTGTACTCATATGGTTTGCACAAATAACTGTCGTAGAACAAGTGCGGTAGGTCAGATTCCATGTCACCACAGCCTACCAGGGCCATTTTGTTCTGTTTTAATAAATCTATTAGACCCAGGCGTTCACATTGATGTTTCAATGTACTAGATCCTTCTGTAGGGTTGGCCAACACAGGATAAAAGAAACCAGTACTGGCCAATTCTTTAATCTTCACATGGTGCTGATTGAATGCTTGACGACTTATCACTGTGACAGAGCCTGCTTGCGGCTCATGCTGATCAAAATCCCAAAATGTATTGTCACAAAACTGTGCTATCTGTGGATATATTTCACAGAAAGTATCGCATATGAGTTTATGTGTTTTTGGCATGATACTCACATTCGGCCCACCAGGCACGCATTTCAGGAAATGTTGCCAAGAAGTCTGTGCCTCGGCGGCAATCATGTTCCGCAAAGAAACGATAAAAATCTGCACGAGCCACAGAATGATCTTGTGCCTGCGCACTACGCATCCAGGCAATGTCTCTATCCAGGCGTGCCACTTCATAGTCTTTGAATCCGTGATAGGGATTGGTGTCTGTGATTAAATTTTGACTCATCCAGTCTCGAACACTTTCTAGTCGCTGTGCATATGATTCAGGCAAGGTCTGTAGGCTTTGCCAGGCAGGCTGTCTAAGCACAGGTGTATCAAACCACACACGCTGATATGTTGTGCTATGTTTCCGACGTAGTTCCAGTATGCCCTCCAGCAGTTGTTGCAGACTGCTCACTGACAGATTGTTCATTGTGATAATAAACGTTAGACTGTTGTAGGAGGGCACTTGAGTCAAGTATTGATCCACACGTGACCACACTAGATCAAACGTCATACCGTGTCGCATGTACTCTGCTTGAGCACCCCAGCCATCTAAACTCACATACTGCATGAAATGTTCTATGCGGCCATCACAAATGGTTTTGACAGCGGTCAGATACTTTTGAAACAACACTTCATCTACTGAGAAGTTTGATGTAACGTTCAAGTGCAGTTTCTTTGACGGATTTTCAATCACATGGTCAAACACTCTGTATGTGTTCTTGTCCATTAGCGGTTCACCACCGGTCATTCTAAAGTGTTCCAGTGTGGGATATAGTTGGGGCCACCAGGCCCAAAATGCTTCTACATAAGGGTTATGCTCTCGGGCAGGAATAATGCGCCTATTCCCGGTAAAATGGTCCAGACTGTTGTGCGGAGTACTGGTAGCATAAGGCCCCATTCTCTGTGCTTCATCGTGCCAACTGCTACTAAATTGAGGACTACAATAACTACACTTGAGATTGCAAGCGTGATTAAAATTAACTTCAACATAACTAGGGATAATATCATCTTCGGCTCCTGTCGAATTTTTTATTTGTTCAAAGTCCATGGCGGCCCAGGGTTCGCCCGAACGATAGTGTCGATCACTCAATTTGCCCCGATCTTCCATGTTCCAGCAATAGGAGCATTCTTGTGGCCGCTCATTGCGCAACATTATTTGTCTCTGTTGTTTTTTGTGCTCGGTATTGTGTAGAGCACTGGGATTGAGTTTGACTGCTTCGGGGTCTATGGCATGTAGCGGTGGATGGTAGCAGGAATTGTTGAGTCCTGTAGGCAAGTGCAGGCTGACTTGTTTCCATTTGGCCAAACATAGTGCAGGACCCAGTTTGTCTTTCATTTGCTCTGCTGAGCCCATGAACACACTCTTGTTATCCATTACCAGCCCTCTTGTTGACGAATAATGTCTATTTCTCTAGTCATGATGCCACGGTTTGTAAAGTTTGATCGATAGTGATGCTTGAAGAATTGGCTTTGTTCTGCTTCCAGCATGGCCAAGGGCAGGTCTAGTGTGGTCCCTAATTCTTCTGCCACACGGTTGGCCAGCAAGCGCGGATCACTATCCTTTACTGTGTCCCACAGTTCACGTAGTCGTTCAAAGTCCTGTACCATTATGTAATCCACATTGGTCAGCATGGTCATATATGTGCCCATACGACTTCCTGCAATGCACCACATGCCATTTTCCACATCTGCACCCACGTTGTGCCAAATAGTCAAATTATCTAGGTTGCGTTGATGCACACGTTGTTTGAAGTCTTGTATAGTGGGTTTGGAACCTTGATTCAAACACATCTTTACACCTTCACGAAAGCCGGCACGCCAGGCATGGAATGGGCTTTGGTTGGGATAAGTTGTGCTGTAGCAGTCATGCATGGCCCAGTACAAGGGATCAAAACAAAACTCTACCACAGTTTCATCGCGTCCGTCTGTATTCTCGTGTGTGCGCATGTTCATCACATGTTCTCGAGTCCATGAACTCAGGCCACCATTGCCATACATGAGTCCGTTCACATGATTACGAGCCCGCCACCGGAACACAGCCCGCTCATGGTCTGATGTGGCAAAATCAAGTGTTTGATTAAAAAACGCCGGATCGGGGATATTGTCTCCATCCACAAGGATAAATCTTTCGGTGTCACTTGCCAGGGCCGCGGCTTTGTGTGCCGCATCGCTTCCCAGTACACCATCGACCCTACGGGCCCAAGGCACCATGTTTTTAATTCGGATCCAATATTGTTCTTTTTCGGGTTCGTCATATGATAGGTAGATGCAGTCTAGGTCTGCAATGTCAATAGGATTCATGTGTTTTCATACTCCATCTTTGGTAAGGCTCTGTTGCAGGCACTACTATGGCCACGTTGTCGGGATGGCAAGCAGTTCCTGTATCTGTAGGTGTAAGTCTGCGCACAGCAGATTTTAATTCAATCAGTTGACCCGCTTGCACTCGAACATTCATGGGTGCCCGAGCATAAGTTTCAGCATCAACATCAATGTATGTACCAGGTAAATCTTCCATGCTGTAGGTTATTGGCTCACCTGATTCGTCGTGGTACAAGCGCCATGACACTGATTGTGGTTCAGGCATGGCATGCAAGATTGCCCAGAATTCTTCAGCGTTCATGGTGCCAATTCTTAACGTTGTAATGAAATGCACCACGTTGCACGACAGTGTTTACTCGCAGTTCATAATCGCGGTATTCACAAATCAATTCGTCCACCCAAGGATCTCGCTTGGCGGCAATAATATGACGTTTCATGTGTATGATAGTGGGGTAACTGGCAAAAGGCATGGTACATGTTTCAGGTCCCTGGATCATGGCCGCAATGGCATATACCACATCCGTCGACGGTGACTGTTCGGGAAATTTTAACATGGCACGATACTGCGGCCAGTTTTCAAATATGTTGCGTACAGTCACAAAGAACTCCTGTGCTGTTTTACTCAAGCGCCAGTAGGTAATTGCATTGTAAACATCTGGCAAATGGTTGGCATCAAACACTTGACGATAGTGTCTAGACTTGGCTCGCTGATCTTTCCAGTCTCTACAGCCTGTTGATACCACTACATCACGATGACGTAACATGGTCCACCAGTGATCAACAGGGCTGGTGATCAACATGTCTGCCTCTAGTTTGATTGTTTCACGGAATGGTGTAGCGTTGAACACTTGCCAGTCATTGGCATAAGGGTTAGCCGTATCAATGGGAAACGGAAACTTGCGAACGTAATCGAACAAATGATCAGGCTCACGGTCTTCATTGGTCAACAAACAAATTTTTGCATCAGGGTGCCAGTACTTGATGGTCTTGGCCAGAGTTTCACTGCAATTCACATAGTCTGTGTCTTGAGTATTAGTTGCTACTATTAGGTAGCCTTTTTCCTCAACAGGTTTCAATTATTTTCTCCAAATGTTGTTTACCCATGGCATGAAAGTCTTGATTGCGTACGGTGGTCCAACGTGGGCGCTTGTGTTGGTCTATATAATCTATTCTGTAGCAATCTTTGCTGGTTCTAGTCACAGTATGTTCAGGGGTGACACTGGCTAGATCCCAAGGCACACTTTTATATTCCAATGTTTGTCCATTTACAATATTGAGTGCTATGCTTAGTGCATGATCATTGCGATAGGTAGAACTGGCGATTCGATACAGATCTTTATAGTGCCGCCAGTTGGCTCGAATCATTCGCATGCAGTCAAATATCAATTGAGCATGAGTGCTCTTCCGAAACATCATTACTGTGGCCCATGACATGGGCATATTGTATTCACCGTAGTGATTTAATCCTACAAAATTATCAACTCCAGTAATGTCATAAGCATGATCATGTGCCAAGAACTCTTGATTGCTATCGAGTAAGATCTTTAACTGATCACTGGCCACCACATAGTCAGCGTCCAGTACTAGGGTTTGATCCCAAGGAGAAAGAGTATAGGCATCAGTTCTACCTGCGTTGTGCCACGTAACAGTTGCCTGATAATCCTCAAACCAACGTGTTCCTCCCGATTCAGGTGCGGCGCTGATGACTTGATCAAAGCCCCGAAGTCGCGGATCCTCGGGCCGGGTATCAGTGACCACGGCGGTAGGTATGTTGAGGTGCCTACGAATGTTTCTAGCACTCCACTCAGCCATAGCAACGTAGTCGGTCGATTCATTGTCAAAAGCAAATATCAGTGCGCCTGTGGTCATCGGTTACGGTTGAGATTTTCATGTTCTACCCGCCAGGCATTCATTTGCTCTTGCCAGCGAGCATGTGATAGAGCAAACAATTCGGGAACATTTACTTTTACCGGAGTTTCGTATAGGTCCAGTAACACAACATCCTTGTCCTGGGCACAGGCCAACAACACACATTGCAGTTCAGGTCCGGCACGCCACATTCCGCCTGCATGGGCAAACAACATTCGGGCCTCGTATTTTTCTTTTAGGGTGCGCCTAGCGGTGGCGTGATCGAATCTAGCCCGTGCATGGGCCACAAGTTTTTCAGTTTCCATAGATTTATTATACAAGAAAAAGAGGTAGAAGTCTACCTCTTGAGCAGGAGTTTAACCGATTAGGCTACTGAAGCGGCAATAGCCGGAGTACCCCAAGTATTAGTCAATGATGCTGTGCTTGGTGGAATGTAAGTGACCAAGGTAGTTGGTGCTGAGCCCACAATTGTGGTTGAGGGACTGGCAGTTCCTGTACCGCCTGAAATATCAGCAGTGGTACCTGCACCCGATGACCCATCACTTACCCAGGTTGTGACCAAGGTCAACACTGTGGAACTTGTGGCTGTGGCTGTGGTACGAATGTACTCTCCCGAATACGGAGCGGTTGCGTTGTTTAATTGGAATATGGTTGCAGGAGTGCCAGTAAGATTGTACCAGCCTGTTGTGGTGGCAAGAGTGGTTTGTGTTCCACCTGTGCCGCTGAGACGTGTGGTTCCTGTGTAACTTTGACCTGCAATGGTCTGGGCCGCTGAATTCACACGACCAGTAAGGTTGATTGTGCCGCACTGTCCAGCAAAAGTGTTCCAATCTGGATCTGAGTCGGTTCCTGTGGAACTCTTGCCATACTTGATACGCACAATGCCGCCTGCATTCCAAAAATAACGTGCTTGGTCAGCCGTCGGAAATGTCACAGTGTGTGTAAACGTAATGGTCCAGGCTGCCTGCGCTGCACCAGTGGCTGTGGTTTTGCTTGTGGTGCCCGAGAATGTTCCGTATTCAGTTCCCGAGGCCGCGGCGTTGCCACGATTGGTCGTGACACTGGTCAGGTCGGCATTGAGTGCTGCCAAAATGCCAATTGTTTGCCCTGAAGTGGGTGCTGATCTTGCGGTGAGTGTGGTTGAGGTTTGTGTTCCTGCTGTGGCCAAGTTGTTGACCAGGCTGGCCCATTGTGTAGCTGTGACTGTACTGGCGGCTGAGGGATTTGCCACTGCTGTTTGTCCCCAACCTTTGTCGGTGGCGCCAACTCCCCAGATGTCATTTAAGTTGGCCCCGGCTGTGCCGCCACTGGCAGTGGGTCCAACAAAACCATTATAGTCTGCCGCTTGTATTAGTCCTGCACTTGAATATGTCATTTTCTTTTCCTTGTTAGTTCTTGATGGTCACAATTGCTTCAATTGTACCTGATTCTGGGGTGGTCTTGTCGACCAGGCTTCGTCCAATTACGTTGAATGCAGTGGCTTCTCCGGGCTGGGCCGCTCTAGCAATGCCCGCTCCTGCCGAAACCAATCTGTCACCTTTGCGCACTGTACCGATTACTTTGACTGGCACACGTCCGGTCATTGCAACTGGAGGATGTGTGTCGTTTTCGCCGGCTCCACCGTTCATCAGGTATGCCGCTCTAGTACTTATCACGCCAAACACATTTTCGCTTAATTCTTCAAGAGATCTAGTGATTTCTGCTGATCCGCCCAGTTCAACTACTGTGCCTGCTTCTAGAACTTCATCTGCGGCAAAACGTTCTGCAACGTCAGCATACAGTGCTGTGGTTGCTGTGGCAAACACTTGGTTAAAATAACTGCTGGAACTTCCAATATTACCTACAGCATTAGTACCAGTATGAGTGATAGTATTTACGCTTAAAATACCTGCGGTGCCCGAAGTTATCAAGTTGCCGCCTGTCACGTTGCCACTGGCCGAGAGCGTGGTGGCATTGACTCTGTCGGTAAATGCCTGATTAAAGTATTGAGCACTTGATCCAATGTTACCCACAGCATTTGTGCCGCTGTGTGCGAGACTGACCACGTTGGCAGAGTTGATGTATATTGTGGTTGTGTCAAATACTGCCACGGCTGTGCTGTTTACACCAATCGTTACGTTTCCATCCGATGCGGCAACTCTTACATTGGAGTTGCCGTTTTGAATTTGTGTTACACTGACTGCGGCGCTTAGACCAGTAAGTTGCGAACCGTTACCAAAAAGGTAACCCCCGGCTATATTACCAGTGGTAATAATACTGTTACTTGCTACGCTGGCTACCGTGACTTGGCCACCTGCACTTATAATGCCGCCAGTTAAGATGTTGCCGCCGGTTATGTTGGCAGTGGCACTGACGATACCAGCAGTTAATATATTACCGTGTATGGCATTACCAGTTGAACTCATCACACCAACAGTTAAGACATTACCACCGGTAACGTTGGCTGCTGATGTAATTGTTGATGTAGCACTTACTAACCCACTGGTTAGAATGTTGCCACCTGTGATGTTACCAGTTGTGCTCACTGCGCCGCCTGCTGGAGGGATCACGTTGCCAATAAAGTTAGCACCTGTTACGTTACCAGTGGCAGATACTTGTCCAGCGGTCAAAATGTTACCACCAGTTACGTTACCACTCACTGTGGTGTAGCCAGTAATATTGGCTCCAGTGCCTGTGAATGTGGCCACTGTATTACTACTAGCAGTAGTGATAGTTACATTGCCAGCACCAATCAAGTTACCACTCATGTTGGTACCTGTGTCGTTGCTCATGGTCACGCCCTTGAACACTGTGGGGAACAAGGTGCTTACAGGCGCAGCCGCAGTGAATGTAGCGTTGGCATTATAAATTGCCACTCGTATGTTACCTGAGTATATTGAAGTTATATACTGTGTTGTGTTACCAGAGTCAGGAATTGCTTCGGGAATTGCACCTGCAAGGCCTGTTGAACTTGAATAGGCCGGACCCACTACCAAAAATGCAGATCCAGTCCAAACTTTCAGTTGTTGGTTGGTAGTATCATACCAAAGATCGCCAGTTACATTTGAGGCCGGCGCTGTGCCGCTGGCAGTTGCGGCTGAAATTGTTTTAAACGTTGTACCGTTATAAACTTTGAGTAAACTGTTGGTTTTATCCCACCAAAGTTGTCCAGTAAGTGGTGCAACTGGCGCAGTGGGATTTGAAAAGTTTTCCAACATCTGGATAAAGTTTTCATCCAAGAATTCACCGTATCCAGCATAATTTTTACCTACCAAAGTCACACTACTGGAGGTGTTGATGGTGCCATCTGCTACAGTAGCAAAGATATTTCCGTCAGTAAGATTAATTGTATATGCCATTTCGGTTACCTGTTCCTATATTTATACAGCATTGATGTTGCTCAATGTCTGTATTCTCAGCGTGTAATCGATTTGAATTTGTCGATTCAAGCTCTTTTGTACCGGGTGAAAAATCACGTGGGTAATCAGGCGCAGGTTGTCAGTGGCGCCATTCCAAGTTTTAAGCCCTAGTTCATCAAACACGAACTCACCATTGTAGTTGGTTGAGTTGTCAAATGCTTGTTGCTCTGCAGGCTCACCGTAATCCAACAAACAGGTCACTAAGATATCAGTGTAAAGATTTCCTGCTGTGTGTAGTACGGTCATTTTGTTGTTTTCAGGGTCTGTGTCAGCGGCTGAATTATCGTCAACTACCTTTTGATATGTTTGGTTGTATAAGTCAGCATTCTGTCCTGTGGTGTTTGGGGGCAAATATGTAATAACTCCTGTGGGGTCTACTGAACTGCCGCCATTGCCAAATGCCATTTGATAGATATAGCCTACGTTACGGTCTGCTAGACTCTGAGCCATTGCTACTGAAATGTTTTCGTAGTGAATAGCGTTGTGATCATTATAGAATATTTCACCGCTTGCAGGGTCATAGATCTTGACATGCCCTGATATTTTGGCTAGTCCTGACTCAATCATGCTCGCCCCTCCACATAAGTCTTTTGCGTCGTTGGATCAAACACTCTAAAGTATCCTTGCACGTTGACGGTGCCGGTTTCGTTGGGTTTGCCGGGCTTTTGCTCATTTTTCTGCTCAACTTGTTGATTTTGCTGTGTGTTTGACATGGTCTTTTATTTACCTTGTTTATAACCCACGCAAGAACCTTGCGGCTTGTGTTTGGGTGTCTTGTAGCGCAATTCCATCGCTGGCAGTGCCGTCACCGGGTGCGTACCAAGTAACGCCCTGGCGCACTAAAATTGTTACTTCTACGCCTGCGGCAGGCGGTAGTAGTGGTGGGAAGACGTTGGTGTCTACAATGAATTCCACAGCCAATGGATCATAGTCTGTTACAAAATAACGATAGCGACTTTCAGCGGTGGTATCGCTGTAGGCATACTGACGTTGCCCACCAACATAAACTTCAATTGCCGGAGTTTCACTGCTAGAATCCAGAAAGTCCTCAAATAATATACTGGGTGCATAGAATGTTGTGGTGCTGTCATCTCCTGTACTAGTATCGCTCACAATGTAGTCTTGGAATTGTGAGGGCAACAAGTTGCCGCGACCTGTGTCATATATGTCAGTACCAGCACTGTGATCTGCGGCGGCAGTGCCAGCGGTTCCACGCATGAGTCCTGAAATGACATTTGCCACTATGTCCCTTGCACGATACATCACACGCTCGCCATCAATTGTGACCACACCAAAAATTCCTGTCTTACGCACAGGGTCAAGATCAGGTTCGCTCAATTGACCAGCGTTTGTGACATAAGCAATACTAGCAGTGCTTGATAAATCTTGTGCTAGGGTTGTGGTAGTTGCTTCAGTAATTCTGTAAGTTGCTTGTACTCCACGCATGTCTTGGAATATGCGGAATGCCATAGCATCTGGCACCACACTATTGGTATATTCTTCAATGACCATAATATCAGTTGTGCCAATTACGCCACCAGAGTATATTAAATAATCACCTTCCACAGTATAATCAATACCTTCAAACAGTCTATTACCATTTAGTGTGGCCCACAATCTGCTGGCTTCATTTAGGCTTCTTTCTAGATAGAAATTATTAACAGATATAGTGGTCCCTACAGAATAATCATATGATCCTGGGGTATCGCTCACTGAGGCGGCATCATAAACTGTGGTGTCATAACCTTCAGTAAGCGTTAGGCCTTCTGTAACCGGGCCTTGAAACACCAGAGTCAACGGCCATTGTTGCGACGTATCATTCCAGGTAGTCACTGCAAACACGTCATTCAAGTTTACTGTGGCGCTGATTTGCGCTTGGTTTCCAACAATCGCATAGTCTGCCTGAGTGTTCACAGCAATCAAAATTCTTGCGCCGCTGGGTGGAGGGGTAAAGAACACAACCTGACGACCTGGTGTGTTGTTGCCGGTCCAAGCAGTCACAGCATAGTTGCCCTGAGTGGACCCAACGTTTTGAACCTGTAAAATATTATCTATCCAAACATTAACATCACTATTGGCATTGATTGCTGATTGACTGTAGTTGCCGCGTTGTGGTAACCCAAAACTCACACTAGAGTCGTCGCCAATCCATTCAATTCCTGCCGGCGGCCGCAATCTCAATCCGTTACGAGTGATTACAGCATTGGCTGAATTTGAACCTTGCACACTGTTGGTTAATACTATGATCTTGTTTGATACCATGTTGGCATCGGCCACTTGATATTGAACCTGTGGGGTACTCCATGAGTATGCAGTGGATGCTTGCCCTGTTCCTGATCCAGCGCCTGTGGCTACAAAACTCACACCCACGGTACCTGATGCGGCACCAATAGCAGTCCAGTTGGTTGTTCCAACCGTGGTAATTGTATAGGACTTGCCTATTACAAAATATCCTGCATCTACAGTGTTGGTTCCAAATATCACCATGGCAATGCCATCTGTAGCACCATAGTCGGTACCAAAGTCTACTAGACTTTCTAGTGTAGGAACAAATGCAAACCAATACAGCACGTTGGTGATGTTTATACCAACTGGCACATTTTGCAAGGCGCGATAGTAGATGCCACTATTATTCACAATATCAAGTTTGCCGTAACTATCTAGTATATTCCAATTTGCGCTGTCAACATACGGTTGCCAGGTCACGCTGTCAACATTTTCACCATTTACAAATACCGCAATGCTGACAATTTCTGCTGTGTTAACTGGAACTACCACTGTCTCACCAATATCGCCGCCGATGTAATTGGCACGGTACAACTGACTGCCACCCCCCAATTCAAACACATTGATCTGGAACTGATCTCCAGATGTCAAGGTCAGTAAAGAAACTGTTTGGTTGATCCAGTCAACAGTATAATCAATGTCAAGTGCAAGGTCTAAGCCAGTGGTGATATTGCTGATCAGGACCTGTACAGGATGTTCTACTGTGCCTGCCCAACTGTACGCTGTTTCAATGGCAGGGTCGTATGTGTAGCGAATTATGCTCCATTGGAATCCGTGGCCGTCTCTGTTCCAGTCTGCGCCTGGACGAGTATAAACACGGAAATCAAGAGTGTCAAATTCTGCGCCATTGATCAATTCTTCAGGAGAGTGTCCTTCATACAAGCCAATGAACTGGCCGCCATCAACATTGATATCTGTGGGCAGTTCTCCCAGTGTGGTATCTGTAAATTCACTAGAGTATGTGGCATCTATGCTCAGTGGATCGCGCAAGAAGTAGTCGCCGTAAACTTGTACACCAGGATAGTCAACCCCATCGATTAACAAAGGCAATTCTAGTCCTGGCTGATTAACGCCGGGCACATAATAGCCCATGGTACGGTCTACGCCAGTTAGTGTTCTTGCTGGAACCACAGTCCAGTCTTCAAGATTAAATTCTGGACCAACCACTGCGGTAGAATCTGTGGGTGTGGCCGACCACACACGATCATCATACCGTACCAGCATGCCAGACAAATAAGTACCATTTGGACTCCAGGTCAACACATCACTAAAATATTGGAAACGATCATATTTGATCACCGTGCGGAAACTGCGCACAAGATCATTGGTCATTATGGCATACGCTCTGGCCTCAGTGCCATTGCCACCGTCAAATGTGATTGTAGGGGTTTGACCGTATCCTGATCCTGCATTGGTAACATTCACAGCAACTACCCGCCCCAGACTGCTGATCACCGCTGTGGCTTCTGCTGGTTCGGTTGCGTCGCCTGTGATAATAACCACAGGTGGTTCTGTGTATCCTGACCCGCCATCAATGATTTCCACACTGTCTAATATCAACAAATAATTGCTGTACCATTGATTGTATGGCCAAGTTGACCACAGCGTACTGGTTGCAGGCAAATCACTTTGTGTATTGGTTGGTGAATTAAATGCATTGCCGTGATTGTACGGCAACAAGATTGGACTTGTAAATTTGGCTATTTCCAACGTTGTGTTGTAATAGGCCGGCAAATCAAAGTCAGTTAAATCGCCAAAGAACTCATCGGCGCCGGTGTACTTCAAATTAAATTCACGGATACTGACATGATATGGTTTGACTTCTTGAATATAGTCACTCACAAATTCTTGATTGTCAATGATGTAATTCTGATATGGGATCAATTGGCGAATTCTGTGATCTACATCAATCAAACTGGTCTTGACCAGCCATTCAGGTGCAGAGAATTCGCTCAACACAAAGTTAAACATCAAGACCAAGGCCTTGTTGCGTTGTATTGCAAGATCATCAATCAACAATTCTTCGTTGATGGCTTGAATAATTTTTCTTGTTTCAATCACAGGCTCTTGGTCAAAATATTGTGCATCAAATACTTCAACATCAAAGCCAAAACGTCCCAGGGCATAGTCATATAGTTCTGCAGAGAATTCAATGGTGCCATCTTGCAGTGCAACTCGTTCAAACCCAAGATCGGTTAGCAAATAAATTTCAAACTTGCCTTGTGCATTGGCAGTGACTTTAACACTACTACCAACCGGTAATATTAATGTAGTCAATGCGGAGTATGTGGCTACTTCGGCCACAACTTTGGTACTGGCATTATATCCTGGACGGTACCAGTTGATATAACTCCAATAGTCAGGTGTGTTGTATCCTTGCACTTGAGTCAATTTTAAAACTCTTGTGTTGGCCTGCGTGTCGCTTAGTTCAACGGTGTAGACCGTCCACAGTCCATTGTTGCTACTGTCTGTGGTCACAAGATATTTGTAACCCAATGGTATTGACCCGCTGGTGTTGGACCAGAACGGTGTTTGGAATCCTAGTATTTCTAAATTGGCCACCTGTAGGTTCCAATTGGTCACAGAGACGCTGTCTACTATTTCAGTTTGTGGAGGGATAGGTGCGCTACTGTTGAGTAGATTGAATGATCTACTTTCACTGATTGGATATTGTGCCAATACTGTGTTTGCACGTTTTAAATAGTTTTTCAATGCCGCAAAACGATTCACAAACATACTTTGTCGTGGACGGAATTGTACACCATAACGTTCTGCTGGGTTCAAATTAGGATCAGGAACTTTGTTACCAAATGTATCTACCCCGCACAAACTGTCTTGAAGTTTACGATACAGGCTGTCACTCAAGAAGCCATCGGCACGATCTTGTGGAATCAGTTCATACTCAACGTGTACATTGTCATTTGTGTATTCTCGATCGTACTCAATGTTGATAATAGTATCGCTGGCTTCAATATAGTCAGCACTGTTGTACAGAGCAACGGTGCTGGCATTGATTGGTGCTAGATAAGCAATACCACTAGCTCTGGGATCAGCAATGTAAGATGCAACTGTGCTGGCTGGTAAAGTTTTGCCCAGTTGTGTTGCAGTTACCGTGATACCTCTCACCCAGAAATAGTAATAGGTAGCAAAGGTTCCGTCTTGTGACAGATTGGTATTCACAGTATAAGATGCTGTGTTCAACGGAGTTCCTTCACCGGTGTAGGCGGAAGGAGGCGTTGTGCTTTGTATCCACTGATACACATCAACTTCGCTGCCTGGGAACAATTGTGCCCAACGTCGAGAAGCATACACAACACTGTCTTGATTGGGATCAATAAATCTTACTGTACTGATGTCCCACCAAATTTCTCCCACGTGATCTGCAAACCATGTTGTGCCTTTGAGGTTGGACGGGCCTGTGTTGTAAGCGGCAGGATCCACTGCACCGACATAATCGATATTGGCACGTGCCGCGCCCAATATCTTGCCTTGCAGTGGGTTGATGAAGTCCAAGAACTGTGTTCTGGCGCTGGTGATTCTATCGTAAAAGAACACACTGTTCAACAGTCGAATATCAACAGTGGGCTGTTCAATCTCTGCCACTGACCATGCTGGAGAACCAGTTGGGTTTTCAAAAACAAACACAGCACCAAAATTGGCGGTGCTATCTCCGCTGTCGTTCTTGGGTGCGCCAGCCATGAGCACACCCGAAGTGTAATTTACTGCGGCGCCAAATGTGTCATATGATTGGACTTGACTGTTGTTGATTTGTTGTCCAAATACAAATTTGCCTGGGTTAGTAACAGTCAGTGTACTGCTTGGCAAATAATCAAAAGTATAAATTGCACCACTTTGTACAATCACAGAGAAGAATATGGTACTGCCAGCATCAAAATAAGTTGTGCCATCATCAAATATAGTTTCAAGGTACAGCGTACCTCGTGGTGCGCCAACAACCAAGTTGATAGCATTGTCGTTGACACTGATGGCACTACCAAATGCCGCATACTCCACAGGATATGGACTGGTAATCAACTGTGTCCAAGCAAATGTATCAAAGCCCAAAGTTGTAAATGCCGTGCCCACACTACCAGGTGCTACTTGTACCTTGTTGAACGGTGCGGCTGCCGCAGAATTTTTAACATTGATTGTTAGGTATCCAGCGGTACTGACTGTGGCCAACACGTTTGGAACTGTAGAATTGATTGCGTTGGCCAGGCTTGCCACAGTGGTACCAGTCAGTACCACATCCATGTTGTTGACTCTAATGGTGTTGCCAACAGTGAATGTGGGATTGGCCACTGTGGCAGTGATTGTGCCATAAACTCGGCTTTGGTTTACAAAACGTTCAACCACACCACCTTTAAAAATCTGTTGGCTGCTTTGTGGTTCTCCCACATATAGACTGCAATTGTTGTCGCAAATTTCTACTGCTTGCCCAAAGTTTGAAAAGTTAGCCACGGTATTTTGCGAAACTGTTTGTAATAAATTAAATTGATTGGTCTCAATTTCAACTACATCGCCTACCTTGAGGTCACCCAAGATAGTAATTGTGTTTCCACTTACTGTGAAAGAGTTAGGTGCATCAATCACGCTGTCAGTTTGATTGATGTAGAATTCATTGTTGACAATCACGCTCACAGGCGCAGTTGGTGCAGATCCTAGTACTGTGAAATTGGTGCTGGAAGAATTGCTATTGCAAATGAATCTTTGTACATTACGGTCAAACACATAAACTTGTCCGGCTTCCACGTTGCCATCAATTGTGATATAAGGAGTTCCCACCAGGACCTGGCGACCATCTGTAGTACATGAAATGCTGTGACCAAAGCGATCAGAAGCACCAAGTCCAGCCACAGTAAGAGTATTTGTATATTCAAAGTAACCGTTGGCTCTTACGATTATGATATCACTACTGATATATGATCCGGTAAATGTCACTGTTGTGCCTGCAAATGTGTAATCAATATTGGGTCGCAACAACGCTCCATTAACTTCAATACTGAATGAGTATATGTTTGTGGCTGTGAACAGTCCGGGCAAAGATGATGATGTTCCAGCAAGATTGTACGTTGCAGCCGAGTAGGGAATTTGAAAACTGTTATAACGTGCAAATTCAATCAATAATTGGGCAACAGCTGTGCCTGTGCCTGAACCTGCCCCGGTAGCGACGAATTCAACCCCCACAGTGTTTGAACTTGCGCCAATTGCTGTGAAGTCGGTGGTACCCAAAGTTAAAATTGTGTATGTGGCACCTGGTACAAAACTGCCTGCTATAGTATTTCCTGGTGCAGATGCAAAAGTAACTGTGCCGAAACTGCCACTGATTGTGTAGTCAGTTCCGACTGTTTGTATTTGTCCATTCAAGGTAACTTTGAGTTGGTAGTCGTTGTTGATTTGTATGGTATCATTGATAGTGTATGCTGTGGTCACTCCGTCGGCGATCGTTTTGATAACTTGATTCTGCCAATCAACATAGCCATATGCATGTACGCTGTTTAGTCCTGGTGCGCCAATGTACATCCAACGCTCGTCTAGACTCATGGCCACACTGTAACCAAATTCTCCTGCACCAGTTAATAATGTACCGTATGCCGCAGGTTGTGTGAGCAATTGCCATTGCCCAAAAGGAATAGATCCCGGAACTCCCAGTGTCGGGTCGCGATAGATCACACAAGCATAGCCGTTGTTGGCTTGGCTGCCAGATCCCAAACTAGCACTAGCACCGGCCACTGCCCAGGATTGATTGCCAAAGTCTATGGCATTACCGTATCCACGCACACCTGTTGCATCTAGTGTGAGTATTGCATCGCCTGTGCCTAACGGACTTACAGGTGTGTACTGATCGCTGTAACTCTTGACGTATACATATATTGCGCCTTTTGAAGTACCTGTGTAAAATCCATAGTTTGGACTACCCACAAATGCGGCCAATTTGTTTCTGGCCTGTGCCACGCTGGCACCGTATTGTTCTCCAGCATCTAGCAGTACTGGATTTAGTGCAACAATGCTTGAGAACACATCATTCTTTTGCAACACTTCCCACAAGCCGTCACCGTTGTCGTCGACCCAAACTTTGGCGCCTGGCAAGATATTTAGAGCATAAGGCAAACTGTCAACATCACTGGCCTGAGCCACTCGCATGGTCTGCAATGTGAATCCAATTCCTGTGCCATTGGCCACTGCACGATTGCTGGTAAATGCAAATGCAATGTTTACTGTGTCCAGATTGGGAACACTGAGTACCTGATATACTCCATTGATTTCACTGTCAAAGAATTTGATGATCAGTTTATCACCGGTTGTCAGGCCGTGTTGATCATTAAAAATCACACGACTTGTACCGTTCAGGTTGTCACAAACGTGTTGAATTTGTCCTGGTACTGCTTGCGCACGATAAATGTTCCAATCGTAATCGTTGATCTTGGCAACCCAGATACTGGTACCTACCTGAATTGAATCAATATTTGCTGCCAGACTTTCTGTGTTTGTTATGTCGAACACTGTGATATCAGTATCGTCAAGACTCACATAACCTGCTGTGGGTAACCCGATATCTGTGGGCAATTCAGTAGTGGTTGGAAGAATGTCTGTACTGGTCAGTTTGTAACTACTACGCCACACATCGGTCAAGTATATTTGTTGGTCTGCGGCACTTGCTTGTTGTGGCACAACCACTTGTACCAGGCTAGGATTTGCACTCAACAACGCACGGTTCAAACGCAATTCAACAAAACTACGATTGGCATTGGCACCATATGTCGCACGTTGTACTGCCCAGTTTTCATAGATTGTGTAGTCAGCGGCTTCTTTACCTAGGTTGGCAGACTTGAACAAGTCTGTGGCCAGTCTAGTACCTTTGGTGCCTAGGAATTGTCTATAAACATTGACCTGACTCACATCGTCAAGATTCAACGCAGCCAGGTACTGACGTGGTTTGAATCCAATCAAGCCATAAGATAACAAATCATTGTCTGTTTCAATGTTGGCAGCATTGATGTTGTAACTGTTGGCCAGTTGGTCGGCTTTGTTGGCCAGGTTGGGTAACAATCCAAGTTCAATTTGTGTGTAGTCGCTTTGTGTCCAAGTATTGAAGTCAAACTTTACACTGGGTTGCACAATGGTCAGGGCCGACCAGTATACGTTTTTATACTTGACAATTTCGCCCTTGCTATAAGTTCTTAATCCTGTCCACTCTTGAACATTGTCTTGATTTAAAATAAATCCAGGAGTATCTACACTTCCGTTCCAGTCGCTGGTGGTCACTGCCACCAGTGTCAATCTACTTTGTCTTGCTCCAGTGACTGGATTATAAATCAAATCTCCAAACACGCTCTTGTTGTTCAGTACCATCATGTGTTCGTAGTTGGTAAATCTCAAATTGATATAACTGATGCTTTGTGTGGTCAGTGGCTGAATAGTGAATGTATTTCCCAGGCGAACAACATTTAATGAACGTGTGGGTATTTCGTTTGAATTTTGATCCAGTAATAAGTTTTCGCTAGTTTCGGTCACAATGCTGTCGACCACTGCACCTGGTCGAGTAACAGTCAGCCCTCCAGCCAATGGATTCAAATTGATAATGGCATTTGTGCCCCAGCCTTGTTGGCTCCAGTACAAGAATTCCGTGACCATTCTTGGCCAGTCTAGTGTGTAACCATTGGCTCTGTCGGTAAATGTTAGTCCTTGGGTTTCCAACAGTTTGCCGTAACTCAGCAAGAAATCACTCACTGCGGTTTCATTCACAAACACAAATCCATACGGAACCTGTGTCACATTGTCTGAATAAAAAGTTGGTACAAGCACAGTGATACCGCCGGCGCTGTATTCTTGCAGTTTGCCCACTGCTTGGCTTTGTAGTATTTCAAAATACGGTTGTGTTGTGCCATAACCAAATACAGCGTATCCGCCACCGTCAACTTTTTGCACAGCCACACTGCTGTATCGTATCTGATCAAACGGCTGATTTTTGTACAACAAGATGTTGTAACTTTCGTCTGGAATCGTCAGCGTTGTGTTGGTACTGTTGGGACTAGACTTCTCAGTAACCAATTTGACATATTGTTTGTCTGAGTAACTGGCCATTCTATAGCATAATCTAACATCCAATGCCGCAAGATCCGCAGTCAAAAGATCGGTTGAGTTGATACCTGTTTGTCTATTGTAATCTACAATCCAGTTAATGTAACTGGCTTTGCTGACGTCGTTGCCATACACTTCAATACCATTGGCATCCAATCTATACCGTTGATTATAGAGATATTGATTGTAGTCAGTATCGAACTTGTACAAATCACGATCGGCAAACAACGCAAAGAACTCGGCCGGACGAGTAACTGCCAACACATGCATTACCGAGAAAGGATATGAACTGGAATTCCACCATGACGCTTCAACTGGGCCACCGTCGCCAATGGCCCAACTCTTTTGATATCTGGCGCTGACATTTTGATTCAATGGCACGCCGCCCACAACACTGTTTTGTGGGCTCAGCAACTCGCCTTCACCGCCTGTGGGTATGACCGATGTCAACCCCGGTCTTGCGTAATTAGGCTTGTAATAAGGCACAACAGGATCTGCCACAAGGCCGGCTTCCAAGTCGTCCCACAACACCAAGTTGTCTGCGGTATACGGCGCTGGACCATAACGATCTTGCCACCAGGTGGGTTCAATTTCTAAGCCCAACATTTCCCAGGGTGTGTACTCGGGCTGTTGAGTATCATAGAAGTAGCGATAGATACCGCGCCATGCGCCTAGTAAATTTTCGTTGTTGAGGCGGTTGGTAGTGCCACTATAGTTCCAGGTAAACTCATTGGTGGCACTAAATGTTTGTTCTTTGTAATTTAGTTTGTTCCATCCGCAGTAACTCAACAAGTCCTCGGCAAAGATATTGTTAATTTCTTCAAAGGTATATCCTGTGTCACGGAACTGTCCGGGCAATACATTTTCTATTGTGAGAGGTACAGGGTTGCCATCTTGTTTGATATTGTTGTAGATTCTTGTTTCAAATTCTAGCAACACTTGGTCTCGTATGTCTCCAAACACCGGAGTTTCACTGCCGTCGTGTCCGATAATAAATTCGCCTGTGCCATTCGAAGTTACCAGTGTTGTTATCTCTGGTTCATATTTTGGATACAGGCCCATTTTACTAGGAGTATTGGGTACAAAATTTCCATAGGTGGCACTGTATTCATTGATTGTGACTGTGTCGCCAACTGCGAGAGTCGCTGATATTGTTAGTCTTGGGCCGTCGGTGGCCACAACATATTCTAGATCTCTGGTCAATATCTCATCATTTAGATATACACAAAGTCCAAGGTAGTTGGCTGATGTGTAGTTGTACACTTGTACAGTATCAAATGTGGCTCTAGTGGTTAGACCCACAGTGTAGGTATTGCTATAACTTGTGACGCCTTGTGGGATCATGTCACTCCAGTAGAAAGGTTGAGTTTCTAATTTGCCCAGGGTGATATCTTGTATGGCTTGATCGAGAATTGTGGCAGTGGTTTTAAAAGCAATGTTGTTTTGAGTCAACACTGCATCCAGCATTTGCGCTTTGAATTTAGTATACTCACGGCTATTATATTGCAAAGATGCAAATATATTGTAACTGGGACTACGCATGAAGTAGCCAGCCAGGGTCAACGGTGCGCTTTGTTGTAGAATTTCAAGGCCGTACGGAACAATATTGCCAAGGTCACGACTGTTGTTTGATCCGTTGATTGGTCCGGTCAAGTCCAATAAGTTTTCACAAATGGTTTCGTAATGAGTACGAATAGTACCTAATGTAAATGCAGGGCTGTTTGCATTGAGAGGATTACTTTGTAAATTATCTGGCACCTGATAAAAACCTACTGTGCTGGTTTGATCGCTCAATGCCAATACTTCAATAATATCTGTAGGCAAGTAGGTGTTAGTCAGTGTAATAACTGTACTGTTTGTGCCAACAGTATAGGTATACGTGCTGGGATCAATAAACACACTGCCAACATAGATTTTTATCACAGGAACTGCAATTACAGTTTGTGATGTCACTGCAATATCAAGTTTGAGACTCTGTCCTGTGTAAGTAAATTTAAACTGTTGATAGATTTGTTGTTCAACTACCGCAGTTTGCCAACCAATTAACTTGTAATAAGTTACGCGATCTTCATACTCTCTTGCGGCGCCCGAACTGATAGGAGTTGCTGTGCTGACATTGTCAATTGTATAAGTGAATGTGTCAACGTACAGGTTGTTGTCAAACAGAATATCACCAACGTTGTTGATGTTAAGGTATTGTAAAGGAAATTGCAAAACGGTATCAAGTATGGTTGTGTCGCCCACAGCATAACTGAACAATTTTGAGCCCACAAAGTCACTGGATTGATACTTGACTCGATCGCCAAAACTCACACCATCTATATCGTATACGTTGTATAACGGTGCCTGTTGTACACTGATTTTTTGTTGTGCTTCAATCCAGGCAGTTCCATCAAACCAGAATGTTAGTCCGGCAATGGTGTCACCATCTATACACACAGTGGACTCATCTAGTTGAACTGCACCATCAGTGGCTTCGGTCAACACAATAATTGGTTGTGTAATCAACGGAGGCACAGTGTCAGGCGTTGCAAAACTTACTACATAAATTTTATCACGTACATTTAAATCTTCGTCTGCGGCAAAAATAACTCGTGAGCCTTCTACCAGGGTATAACCGTCAGTTGTGTAACCAGTAGATCCCTCCACATTTGAAAACGCATCAGTTTCAGTAAAGTCAATGATATCCACCGGTGCTTTACCACGGGTTCCCATGTTCCATAGTCGTATGCCTGGACGAAATTGTATGATTGGTCTCTTGGCACGGAAATTGTTGTCAATGTCTGCGGCTGTGTTATTATATGTGGCTGTGGCATTGATCACATCGATATGAAACCAACGATTGCTTCTTGTCCAGGCATTTAGATCCTTGCTGGCGCGACTGATGGTTAGATAATCTATATCTGCTGGCTCCACAGCAATGGTACTGTCAGTATAATCAGTTGCATAACTTTCGTACACTGCAAAATTTTCAACAGGCAACAATTCAATTGCAGTACCTACTCCACTTACATAATATTCATGATTGCTAACCGCAATTGCATTCATAGTACCTGTGCCAGTTTGTAGTGTCACTGCTGGACCATTGGGTACTGCACTCACAGTAAATTTCAGTCCGTTGACCGCAATGGATCTCACATAGTAAGTTGTGCCTGGTTCGAGACCTCCAAGGGTTGTGGCTAAAAACACAACTCCTTGCCCAACATACAAGTAGGTTGCATTGTAATAAGTGATATAGTTTGTGCCGGCTTCTGTAGCAGTACATTGGAAAGTGCTTGTGCCTGATCCATAACTAGCAGGCACAACATCTCCAGTGAATCGTACTTTGAGACCATTGGTAAACGCTACTCCATTGGGACTGGTGTATGTTTCTTGACCAATGATACTGTCAACATCGAGCGTGCTACTGTTGCCCGGCTCAACCAAAAGAATACGACCAAAAATTTCTGAATTGGTTCCAGACTGATAGTACAATGTATCTTGTACCGCACTCAACAATGGAATACTGCGAATAACGCCAGCCGGATCTTTGTACCATTGAGTATTACTGTAAACTGTGCCGTAACTGGTGATCCATTTTTCCAGGCTGTTGATTGTTGCAATTTCTGCCAGTTGTAGGTAAACCACACTGTCAACAGTGACATAGGTAATTTGATATTTTTGTGTGAGTGCAGGGTTGTCAATAAAAATCAACGTGCGATTGTTTAAATTGGTTACACCATCGATGCCGCCTGTTGCAACAACAAAATCAATCAATGGTTGTCCGTTAATATCATTGTAAGCCAATTCAGTTACCAAATCAATGGTGCCAATACTGGTTAGATTGTAATAAAAACTTTGTGCATCCTTTAGTGGAGCATTAAAAATCACAGTACCTGATGTTTCACCGTTGTTGGCCACTCCGTAAACATCTCTACTGCTAATGTTTGGAGTGGCAGGTATTGTACCTGATATACCTGGTGCTGACTGTATCCAAAATTCATCTGATACTTGGAACGTGTAACTGCCGCCACGCACCAATTCAATCACAGGATTGTTGCCATTGACGCCTGAAAAATTGTAAGCACTGTTGTTGGTGGTTACTACAAAATTGTCTGTGGTGGAAATACCAGCAGATGCCACATCAACTGCGGCTAGACCGCCAGGAATCCAATAGTATTGGCTGAAATTTATAAATGCATCAAAATCAACAAACGGATCCCAGGTATAATATTCACTTGAATATAATCTGTCTGGGCGGCCACCGTTGCCGCCTTGGAAACTTACTGCATCATTCAATCCAGGATAGGTAATGGCATTTTTGATAGTATCAGTATCAGGCACCAGACTGACCACGCCTGGCTCAAGTTGATAGTCTGCCCGTGTTTTTGTGGGTTCAACCACATACTTGTCGTTGGGGTTTACACCTGGGCCAACTGTACGACCAATAAAACCTTGTGTTTTTCTAAAGTTAGGCTCTTGGATCAGTTGATCAAGAGTGGCGGCCAAAAATTGTTTGTTGGCATCGGTCTGAAAAATTTCAGGAAGAAAATCTACGCTACGTGTGTTGGCCATTAAATTACTCCGCTACCAGGTGCGGTACGTAAGTTAGTACTGGTCAATGCTTCAATAACTTCAATGTTGTTGATTGTGGCACCATTTACAAATATTTCATTTGGTGCTGAACGAATCTCGTATAGATCGCCAAAGTACTTTTGGCTGTTGAGTGGTACCAAAACCACTGAACTAACAATTGTTCCAAGTTCTCTGTGTAGGTATGCGGCAAGTTCTGAGAAGTAGAAGGTGTCCCCAAAGTTCCACTTGTCAATTGAAAAGTATGTGTTCATTGCAGTAACTACACTGCTTTTGATTTCACTGGTACTAGCAGTTGATCCTTGTGCCCGAATCACTTTGATTGTGGCACGTAATTCTTGTGCGGCTTTTTGGCCAAACAAGGGTTTGAATATCACTGAATTTAAAATAATATTGTCACTCAACATTTTGTAATTTTGTAGGCCTTGGTATTCAGTTGACAACTCATCAATAGTGGGCACATCAGGTTCTACTACAGTACCTGTTGTATCACGAATCCAGTTTTGATAAGCAGTATAATAACTCAATGTAACAACATACAAGTCAATGATGTTGGTTGTGCCTGGGTCAATACGTGAAGTCAAAGGTGCGTTGTGACGATATTGGAAATACAATGCTTGACGACCAGTTCTGGCAATCCATTCATCAGTGACGTCAACCAAGGTTCTTGTTCCTATGTAATTCACTGACAACTGATAGAAAGCCTCTTGCTCGTAGGCATAAAATACTTGGCCCGGAGTCCAAGCACTTTTTTGCAATTCAATCTCGTCAAGGGTGCCATAGTCACTGGTCACCACACCTGGCTCTACCAACAGGTAGCGTTGCAGGTTATCAAAGTCCACAGTCTTTTGGAGATAGATATATTTTTGTGTGGAGTTTACAGTTGGTGCAACAATCTCACTAAAGAAGTCTGGATTATCAGGCACACCATCATTGTCACTGTCTCGATATCCTACCAGGACCTGGAAGTCATCAACATAGCCGTCGCTCTCTACAGGCTGTCCAATAATGGTCATGTAGATATCACCAGACAAGTGATCTGTGGAATCTGGCTGAGTATTCACTGCCAGCACATTGATAAAGTCTTTGATCACTGTGCCTGTGCGGCTGTCATAAATTTGTCCACCATCATAGTAGAAGAATCGTGTTTGTAACACTGATCCAAATGAGTATGCAAGTCCACGAAAGGTCACTGTATAGTTTTGATTTTGTACAACAAATTGTATCAACCAGGATGCATCCTGATTAGTGCCTGATGTGTTGCCGGCATACGCCTGACTCCAGGTCGAATCCTGTGCTAGGTTGGTGCTGGTAATTAGATACCAAGTATTAGGTGTGCCAGTAATGTCGCCGTTGTTGTCATACCCCAAGCCAAAATTTCGATTCAACAAAATTTGTTCGGCAATACTTTGTTCTATACTCACCGGTAAGTCAGTGACAAATAACGGAATAATAGTGTCAACCAGTGCGCCTGTGGGCACAAAATTATTGAGTGCCACAGGGCCTGCACCAGAAGGCAAGTTGCCAAGGCCGTTGTTGTAGCCCGACCCTTCAATACTGATTGGGCTGGCCCAAATTTCCAATGTCTGATCTGTTGAAGTTGGTGTACCCTGTTGTAACTTGTTGTTTTTATCAAAATAGTAACCAGTGGGCGGTACAAACTTAATCAAGCTTCCCACAGCCACATATTTGAATGCTGTGGTTGTGGTTGTGCCTACCGGAATAGGTGAGCCCGTGGGCCAGGCAGTTGAATAAACTGCATTTTTAAAGTATCCAGTAGTTTCGTTAGCCAGTGTAGTACTTTGTGTCCAACTTGCGTCAGTGACCCAGGTTGTGCCGCCATATGTGGGCAATGAAGTGTCTGTGACTCTTGGGAAGTTTTCATAATAAAACTGGCGCATGGTGTTTGCACCAATGGCCGGCTGAACTTGATTGGTAGTGAAATCAGCAATCTCATTGCGATTGGTCCAGGAGAACAAGATAGTGGGAAGAATGTTTTGTTCCCACAAGCCGCCGTCGCTGCCAAAACTGTTGGTGCTGGAATACTTGCCTGTGTTGTCAACCAAGTCAAGGTAACGACTTGTGCCAATTGATGCACGATTTAGGGCCTTGCTTTTGACAATTGAGTTGTATTGTGTGTATGGAAAGAGGTTGTAATCTTCTCCGTTGACCATACGGTCTTGTGTGTAATAGCGGGCAGGAGCACGTTGTTTGATAGCATCAATAGTTTCACGTGCTTGACTGTTTGAAACAGGTTGAGTAATGCCACAAGTGAATGTCAGTGTTTCAAGATTGCCAGCACGACTGATATAACTGATTGGAATTTGTACGGCCTGCATTTCTGCAGGATTAATGATGTATTGTAAACCGTTTGATGCACGAACATAAGCACGGAATGTGCCTACTGGAATTTCTGAGAACACACCATCGCCAAACACCATGGTAATTTGGTCGTTGGTTCTTGATGTAACAGTATAGATAGGACGAAGGGTGGTGCCCACTTGCTCGGCACCAGCAGAGTAAATGTTTTCAGTATATGCCCATTCGCGATTGATGTTGCCCACGTTGTCTAACTGGAACAACCAACGATCTTCATTGTTGACGCCTTCAATGTTGATGTTTACAGTACGGTTGCTGACTTTTTCAGCCAAGTTAAAGTCTTGGTTCTGTAACACGCCTTGTTTGAACATAAAGAAGTAACCAGTGTTGGCTGATTGAAATCCCAGGCTGTCGTTACGGAACAAGATGTTGAATGGTTGATTGGCCTGTGGCGGCGGCTCGTACACGTAAGTTTCGCCTACTGATGTGGATGTCATGGCTTCAAATGGCATGTTCACACCGTCTACTGTGGCAGTATACGGTACCACTGGCAAATATCCCGGCACTAGATTGATACCATACTCGCTGGTAACTACACCTAATATAGTTTGTTTGTTGCCAGGTCGTCCGACTTTTTGTGTATCAACCAAACTGGCATTGATAACTGTGGTGAATTGTTCTTGCCAGTCTGGATTGGTTTGGTCAGCCCAGTTGATTGTGAAATTTGCTAAATTTACGCCTTGGTAGTCCACAACGTTTTCTGTTGTGGTAACTGAAAATACTTTGAGTAGCCCTTGTGCGGCAACGTTGCGTTTGGCAGTGTAACTGACCAAGTTGGCCAGGCGTACCACTGAATCACGACGTTCTGCCGTGTCCATGTAGTTTTCTCTAGTGTTTAGATCTGTACGGAAGGCCAGTGCCTGTCCCATGAACGCAATAACGTCTAATAGAGCAATGTATTCTGACGATTCAATGTAGTCATTGAATGTTTCTGGGTAGTACAAACGCAGGTAATCAACAAAACTTTTGCGCAGAGTTTCAAAATCATAACTTTGAAAATCGGCTTCGCGATAGGTTTGATAGATTTGTTTCCAATCTTCTACGCCAAATATCGCTGTTTGTCTAGTTGTTTTTGCCATTGTACTGAGCCTCTTCTTTTATTTATGGAAGTTAAAAACCGCTCAGTTTATACGTATGATGCTGAACGTTGTTCTAAATTAAAGAAAATACTCAGCCTTTGTGCTTCTGTGCTAGGCACCACTGCCAGTTGAATTTCAAGTAGTATGCCATTCTCTTGTGGATATACCTGTGTGTCACTGATGTAGATTCTTGGATCGCCGCCGGCCACTCGTTGAATCTCTGTCACTATGTTGGTTTGCAAGTCTTCCAATTGATTCTCAAACAAGAAGTCCCACAAGGTAGTTCCGTACGCGGGGCGACCGGGCAGTTGCCCTTGACGTATATTAAATGCGTTTAGCAGGTCGCGTTTGATCAACTCAAAGTCCGTGAGAGTGAACTTTTTGTATTGTTTTTGTGTGTTGAATCCAATGAATGTTTGTGCCATGTGGTATTTATGGGTGCTTATTCGTTGGCGCCGCGCCCTTCAATCTTGAGACTCAATGCATACAATCTTTGTTTTTGTTGAGTTGATAATGCCAATGTGGCTTGAACTTTTGCGGCAATGGCATCAACTGAGAATTCTGTACTTTTTATTGTGGCCTGTTCACTGGCGGGCAGAGTAGCGAACGAGTCAACTATTGCTGTAACTAAAGGAAGACCATTGATGTTGTAGTAGTTTCGGATGGCATCACGTTCAGAGTTGAGCGCATCATACTGCGCCTGTGTGATGGTCTGTTGATTCTCCAAGGCTGCAAATTTTGAATCCAGCGCGGCCAACTTTTGTCCAGTGGGATTGAGGTAATTGTTGAAATATGCTGTGGCTCGATCTATGTATTCTTGTGCTGTGCCTGTACTGGCCTTGGCTGTGTAACTAGGCACAGGGATTTTTGGATCACCTACTACTCTGGTGCTGGCAGCATCCAGTGTGGCTCGATTCACTGTGTCTATCTTGGGCACAGGAATATCTTGTTGTTTGAATGCTGTGGGTATCTTGGTGTTAACCAAGTTTACTGCGAACGCACTGTCGCGCACAGAACTTGAAAAGGCTGCTTGTATTGAGCCTGTGGCATCGCCTGGAATAGGTAAACCTTTTGCAAATGCTTCTGCGTTGGGTAGACTTTTGGCGGCATTCAGTGCCATGCCGGCAATGCCCTGACTGGATAAGTTTTGCACAGGCACCCCTACTGCACCCAGTCCTGCCACACCTTTGGTCATAAGGTCTTGCTGTATTTGACTTTGTTTGCCGGCATTGCCTAACAAATCACCCACACCTTTGATGCCATCTTTCCCGGTCCAGGCTGCCGGACTCTTGACCACATTGGCAAATAAACTAGCACCCTTGGCTGCCAAGGCTGCCACGCCAGGTTTGACATAGCCTGCGGTCTCTAGCTGTTTTAGGTCAAATCCAAATGATCCAAGTCCCTTACTGTTGCTGACAGCATCAGCGGCCTGTCCCACTAGATTCTTTGCCTGTGCCAACACACCATTTACTTCTGGTATGCTCATGGGACCAATGCCACTCACAGCACCGGCACCAGTGATACTGCTGGCCACTTTTGTGAAGTCAGCAGTGTTGATAGGGTTAGTTACAGGAAAGCCAGTTATGGTTTTGTTTATAGTTTGAATAGAGGAAACCGCTGTGGATCCTTGTATCACTGCCGCACTTACCAAAGGGTTGCCTGCTCCTGCGGCACCGGGTATCTTTGATAATGCACCGGATATGGCCGAGACCGCGGGACCTACTGCGGCAGTTAATCCTGCGGCAATGCCTGCTAGTGATCCTCCGAGTGCTCCGCCTGCACCACCAAGAGAGGTACTAATAGATCCTAATGGTACAGTGCTTCCCACACTGCCAAGTGCACCAGCCAGGCTGCCTTGTGCTTGTTGCAGGGCGGATTGGGCACTTGCAAGGCCGTCGGCTGCTTGTGAAGCCGCAGATAAACTTTCGCCTGGTTTGAATCCTGTTAGACTTCCGGTGTCTGCTTGTTTTTTGAAGATTGCAAATGCCTGTTCTCGAGTGAGCCCCGGGGGTCCTTTGAGCGAGAACGTGGACGATGTACCTTGAGCAGTTGTTTGAGTTAGATTTGAGGATGCCGGTGCCTGTGTTCCAGAAGTGTCTTCAGGTGGTCTTGGGTATCCAAGGCTTGTGAGGCTGGGTAACCCTCGACGCAGACGTTCAGCATTGGTTCTATCCCAAATTATATAATCGTTACCTGTATATGTCAAGTCTGAATCGGCAGTGCGAGAAAAAAGGTTGGTATTGATACCTGCACCAAGAGCGGTTGCAGAACTATTGAGTTGATTGAGATCAAATGTAAATTCAGCCATGTTATTGCGCCTGTATTTCTATACCAGGAGGTACTGGTACTGCGCCTGGTGGCGGTGAGGGTTTACCCTCTTCAAATGCAATTTCAACATCCACACCTTTGTTATGATAAGGATAAGGTTCGTGCGTAGGCGCACGGCTCACGGTGCTCTCAAGTCCTTCAGGTTTGACTATCCAACCCTTGCTGGTATCCCATTCAGTATCATCCAACAAGGTTGTGGTCAATGGTTGTGGATTAGAGACCGTGCCGGCGGCAGGACCGTTGAGATCAATACCACCTGCTTGTAAAGCCAGCGCAGATCCTGCACCCCAAGACCCTGATGTGCTGTTTAATGTAAGTGTGCCATCTGCTTTGACTCCAATGGTGCCTTTGCTATACAAAGTAATATCATCTTGTGCCTGCACACTCAAGAATGTATTTGTTTCTAACTGCATATCTTCCATGCTTTTCATTTTTAAATAACGACCAGCAAACATGTTGATGTCACGATCAGCATGCAGGTTTATATCACCCTTGGTACGAATGTTTACTGAGTTTGTGGCATACACATCCACTGTGCCTTCTACTCCAAATTCAATCCAAGTTTGTCCATTGGCATGAACAATATAGAAAAAGTTTCCAGTATCACTCATGGTGATTTGATGGCCTTTTGAGGTGCGTAATCTCAGCAGGGCATTGTTGCCTTCGGTATCACCATCATCCATCACAAAGCTATGGCCGCCCACACGTCCAATGACTTTGGCATCACCTGGTTTGATTTCGCCGGCATTGAGTTTGGCATTGATATCGTTGGGTTTCATGCCGCCCTGATAAATGGCTGTGCCAGGGGTACTGATTCCAAACACAGCACTGGGGGTCTCTCGTTGACTGCTGGAGTTGATTGTGCCGCGTTCGTTGTCGGTTATAAGACCTTGTTGAAGCAATGCTTGAGCCACAACACTTTGCACAGGTTTTATGCCGTCAAAAAATCTTGGATTGTTAAACAGTTCATCGTTGTTGATGTTGATTTCTGCCACAGGCAAACGTGAAGCATTGGCAAAATATGATTCTTGATTTTGATTCTGTACTTCTGCTTGTGATTTAGCCACTGAGCCAATGGCCGGAACCATGCGCCCTGTGCCTTGTTCAGGAGCAACGCCAATGTAATAACCTTGGCTGCGGTCACCATTTACAAAAATGCAAATTACAGTGACTCCCACATCTGGCGGAGTAAACCACATGCCATAACTGTTGGGGGTGCCAGGGTAACCACCATTGTCCTGGGTTTGACCATTGGTGGCAGTTGTTGGCGTGTTGCCATAAAAAGGCGGCATATAACTCACTGTGGTCCACTTGGCATCGTTTTTCATGCCGTCTTCCCCGCCGTCTGCAAATGCTTCAATGTACACCTGTAGTCGGCCGCTACGAGTCGGGTCTACGGCGCTCATGACCACACCAGTAAATGGACCAAACTCCGAAGGTACACCTCCGCGGTCTAGTTTATAGTTACCAGGACGGCCTTTGCTACGCTGTACATTATCTACCATGTGTGTCCTTTAATCATCAGTTTTGTTTATTGGATTTATAGCGGGATTAGTGGTGCTAGTCGGTCCGACTGGTGATTGACTACCGCGTCCTTGATTGCCACGGGCGGCAGCGGCCGCATTAGCCCTTGCTATTACACCAGTTAGTTTAGGTGGTCCACTATTGGTTGTCTCAGTTGACGCAATAGTTCCGCCGGTACCGTCTGTGGGCGGTCTTGGTGCCCCTGCTGGCAATACCCGACTGCCGTTGTTAACACTTTGTTGAGAACCATTATTATTATCCCAACCACTTGCTCCGTTTGAATCAAACGGGGGCAGTTTACCTTGCGTACTTGCGACTGCCGCCTGTTTATCCCAACTATTTCCCCCGGTTCCCGAATCAAAAGCGCCAAAGTTGCCGGTGCGTAATGACGCTTGTTTGTCCCAACTATTTCCCCCGGTTCCTGAATCAAAAGCACCAAAGTTGGTATTTGCATTGTTACGACCACCGGTGCCGGCACGCTTGGTATCTGGGCTGGCATTGGCTGTGGATGCCGCTGCCGCAGGATTGGCAGAGTTCTTGCCAGACGGTATTGGAAACATATACAACGTTCCTTCCAGTGCTTGTTCAAAACTGCCGCCCTTGAATTCACTTGTAACCTTGGTGGCAATGTACACACGACTCTGCAGAGGCTTTTTGTCAGGGCCAGTTCGTTTTGCATAAGGATCTGCCAGGCCAGTACTGAGATCATAATCTTCTGGACGTTGCCATAACATTTCAAACATGATGTCTTGACTGTCAAAACTTATGGATCCGTCTGCTTCAAATCCTGTTCTGGCCGCAGGGTATACTGTGCTGGCAGTGACCGGTCTGAATTGACTGCCTTGCATGATCCAAGCAGGATCTCCAATAATTCGTACCTTGGCGGCAGCAAGGTCACTGGGACTGTACAATAGATCAGCGGCATTGGCATTGGGTTCAAGTTCTTTGCCTTCGGCACCAAAACTACTTTCTCCGCTTCTTGGACTATAAACATACTTCACTAGGTCTGCCATACTACTGGTAAATCTTTTGCCCTGTTGATTTCTCATGCTTGTGCCAGGGCCGTTGCCACTCAACGTGGCTGTAAACATTGTGTTGAGTGTTTCTTGATAATCTTTGACCGCGGTATTTTGTCCAGTGAACCAGAAAGGATAACTTTTGTGTATGCCGGAAAATTTGGTAGCGGGAAAGTATTGACTGTTGAGATTTTTTACTAGAAACGGGCTCACAGTATATTTAATTTTGTAAGCATAGTCATTTCGATTGCTGTCAAAGTCCTTGCGTTCACAACTCATGCTGATGGTAAACCAGGTGACATTTCTAGTTGTTTGTTGATTGAGTGTTTGTTCACCGTCAGCGTCTACTACCACTAGTTTTTGTTTGCCAATATAACTTGAATTTCTAATAACCAGTTCAATCACTTGCAAGATTTGTTGACCGGCTGTGATACTGAAATTACGATTTTCATAATCAACTGAAATGGTGTTTTGATTTAATGCTTTTGTATCTGTAGTTGGTGGCTTTGCATTTGGTGTTCGTCTATGATCTTTTTTGACATTGGGAAGTTGTATTTTGGCGGCACTGATGTCAGCGGCGCTGGCCAGGCCTGGTATGCCAACAAATTCAATTGAGTATTCATCGGCTATCAAATAGTTTCCAGATTCAACTTGTTCTTTTTGAAAGTCATTCATGGCAGCCATCAAGCCCTCGGTGATTGTTTTCTTGGGACTGGGTGCCGCAGTAGCAGTAGGCGGAGGTTTGTATGAGGAACCGCTGCCGGGTGCGGCCTGAGCCGCTCTCAATCGATCTTGGTCTGTTTGTGCTTGATTATCCCAACCGCTTCCTGACCCGGTATCAAAGGGAATATTAAAACTGGTAGATTTGCCTGGATCAGCATTGGGTGCTGTGCCTGTTGAGTACTTGGCATTTCCTCCCAGCAATCCTCCCACAGTGCTATCCACCAGTTGCACATCATATGGTATGGTTCCGCGACTGGAGCCGCCGCCAATGTTTTGCCCAATAGGAGCGGCTTCAAATTCATATGCGACTGTTTTTGTGCCAATGGTCCAGTTGACCTTGGCAATTATGAAAGGTATAAATTTTTCTACCACAGCCGCAGGGTCGCTAGTGTTCACAGGAGAATCTAGGCCGCCTTTGATAGGGTATACAATATTGCCACTTTCGTCGTAGCCGTAAAAACGCAGGACCATGAGATATGTTGCGGCAGTGTAGTTTATCTTGCCAGTGCTTTCTTTAGGTTCAAAGTTGGCCACCGCTTCGTACAAGCGATCCAACAGTGTGATGCCTTGAGGTTCCACAACTGTGAATTTGAGAGTACTGGCAAGATGTGCGGCACCTGTGCCTTTGCCCATGCACTGAGTTTCTAATGTAACTGAGTCAATAAAAAAATCGTTTGTGAAGAATGGACTACGATTGGCTGATGGGTATGCAGGTGCGGCAGTTCCATAAAACCCGCCTTCTTGTGCATCAGCATCGCCGCCACTGCTGCCTGTGGGGAATGGAGGTCTAATGACACCGTCACTGACTCCTGCACCGCCCGATTGAAACAGCAAGTTGTATCCATCAATTTTTTTATCTTTGCTGTTCATCAATTTTGAATACTGAGCCTTGTTCATCAAATATACCGATGCTGACCAAGCATAATTGTTGTAGCGATCTAGAATATTAGGCTGTGGCGTAACCTGTATGGGATCGGCCTGGGCCGCATTTAGATTGGTTTGCTTGGTATTAGTACTGTTGTTTGCGGCATCATCTCTAGTGGGTGTGCCTGGTTCTGTGGTCAAATCAACGCCACCAGGTATGCCACCGGGATCATACAACTCACCTGTTTCAGGATTTTTTCTAAGATTAGATAGTGTGCCATCTTCGGCTCTGACGTTGATGCCTTGTGTGTATGGACCTGTGGCCTGTGTTTGTTCCGTGGTTCTTGTTGGTGCATCAGTGCCGGTGGTACCACCAGTGTCAGATGTGACTGGAACATCAGCATTGGTTGGAGTGGTGGTAGCGGGTGGAGCAACTATGCGACCGCCTGCTTTGACTTGGGCAGCCGCTGGTTTAGTAGGACCTTGAGGACCATCTTCGCTGGCAGATTGACTGGCAGTAGCAGGCGGTGGCGGTTGCGTTGGAGATGCGTTTGCTTGTTGCGCTTCAGCTCCTTCAATTTGCCGGCGTAGTACGGCCGCTTCGTCTTGATATTGAGTTTGCAAAGATGCAATTTGGGTATTAATTGCATCTTCCTGGGCTCGTAAAACTGCCGCACCTTCTCTATCTCCGCCAGCAAACAACCTTCGTCGTTGTTCTTGTATGCTGTCTTGTTCTCGTGCTAGTGCCGCCACCTTGTCAAGGTTAGCGTCTATCAAACGTTCTAAGTTAGATAATCTAGCCTGTAGTTCTGCCACGGTAGCCATAGGTTAGAATCCCAAGGCTGTTTTCAGCGTGGTAATTTTTGGCAAGTAGATCAATGTACCAACAGCAAAGTCCATGGGTGGTGCTTGCAAGGTGTTGGGGTTGCGTTGATAGAACACCCACCATAGACCAGCGTTGCCATACAAGTCAAATGCCAGCAGGTCTGGTCTATACTGATAGGTGGTGTTGATAGTAAATGTCAGGTCGTCATTTTCCTTGGGTATGGGTCTATTGACCATGGTTTCAAGAAAGAACTGACTGTAGCCAGTTTGATAGTAAGGACTGGTTGCGTCGTATTGTGCCATTACCAGAACCCTCCTTTGAGTAGGTCACCGTTGGCAAAGCCTGCTAGGCTGAACTGTTTGCTGATTTGAGCACGAGTTTGTGCAGGTATTAGTGTGATATCAATTTCCATTTTGGTTGGTACATAACTGGATGGCACAAGATTTTGAACACTGCCTGCTACTGAGTTAGGGGACGGGGGTGGCGCCTGTGCACCTTTTGTCAACAAGGCATTGGCCAATCTAGTCAACCCAGATAGTGATCCACCGGCTGGTAAACTGGCCCCAGATGGGTTGTAGCGATTGTTCAAATTCAGACCAAAGTTGTTGGGATTGGTTGTTCTTATGTAGTCCACGTCGTTGGGCAAGGTGTAATTAAACGAACTGATCACCACCGGATGATCAGAGAATTGATAGCCTCCAAATCCATTTAACAAACATATAGGAGGAGGTGTACCACGTTCAGGGTCTTGGCCGTAGAACATTTTGGTTGCTGATCTAAAGAAATGTATCACTGCCAGCAAGTAGTTGGCTTCTGTAGTGTTCTGTGCTGTGAACGTGCCACGAATTTGTATGTCTCCCACTCTTGAGTTCTTGTAGAACAGTCCACGATAGTTTGAATGCACTAGATCATACTGTTCATAGTTGGCTGAATAAGTTGTGGTAATGTTTGGTGTGTAAGGAAATATCACGCCATCTGTACCCGAGCCGGCCTTGAGAGGTGCTAGTATACCTGGATCATTGGCATTGTACAAGTACTGTGCTTTTGGGCCAAGACTAAGTCTCACACGCCAGTCGGTGTTGCCTGGTTGTTTGTAACGTGCTTGAATTGTGGACTGTTGTTTGGCTCGTCGCACTATTGCGGCAGATTGTGCCGCTTCTTCAGACACAGCATCGTTGGCACCTTGAAAAAGATTTTGCGACGCAATTTGTTCAGCATCACTGGTATAACCAGTTGACAACGGATCAACTGCGTCTGGTGGATAACTTGTGGGTTGTACCGCCTCAATAGGCATGCCAAATTGATCAACTGGATTGCCACTACTGTCAACAAAGCCGCCCGAACCTTCTGGATCTGGCTTTACATCAAACCCTTCTCCGCCGGTGCCTGGATCAACCAGTGCAGCCGATTGGGTTAGATTATCACCGGTGGGTATTAATGATCCATTGGCATCAACAGGCTGACCATCTCCGTTGACAAATCCACCAAAGCCATCGGGAAATACATTGCCAAATCCTTCACCACTATTGTTTACATCGACTAGTGCGGCTGATTCAGTAACATTATCACCAGTGGGTATCAATGATCCATTGGCATCAACGGGTTGACCATCTCCGTTGACAAATCCACCAAAGCCATCGGGAAATACATTGCCAAATCCTTCACCACTATTGTTTACATCGACTGGTGGAGGAAATTCAACAAAATTTTCTGATGCCAACTGATCTCTTTGATCTTGCTGAAACGCTTCTTGTACTGCAAGTTCATTGTCGGTCAGTGGATCAACATCTAAATTAGTATCAGCAGGTTGTTGGTTGGCTAAATTTTGTTCTGCTTCTAATCTTGAGGTTTCAAATGGATCCTCGTTGGTGTTAAAATCTTGTGCCTGGCCTACTGCAATTCTGTCTCGTGTGGCAATTTGTTCAGCGTCCGTGACAAAATCAGGCTGTAGGCCAGGATCCACTAGAGCTGCCACCTGGCCTGGACCTTGTCCGCTGTCAGGATTGCCGCCACCGGCTGCATATCCATCAGCATTGGCTTCAATTACTAGTTCTTGTTCTGCTGTGTTGTCGTTGGCCAATCGAATATAATTTTCTTGACTGGCATTGTTGGCTTCTAGTTCTGCTCTACGTGCATCACTAATATTAGCATCTGCTAGTTCAGCATTGTTTTCAGCAATGATTTGTTCAGCGTTAGAGATGCCAACTTCGTTCCTGGCAATGGCTCCGTTTGCCGCATCAATATTCTTGAGATTGGTATTGTTTGTACCTGGGTACAGTGCCGCGGCATCTGCGGCTGTTTGTTGATCCTGTGCTGTGCGTTGGTCGGCAGTTAATGTTCCTGTGCCGTTGTAAAAAGCATCTGCTTGATCAGCATCGAGTGTGGTTCCGGAATAGGTTGTGGGTGGCACTCCTGCAATGGGCATGCCGACGGAATCAACTGGATCGCCTTGAGCATTCACAAAACCACCATTGCCGTCAGGCGTACCAAGTCCAAATCCTTCACCACCATTGTTTGTATCCACTGCGGTGTTGGACGTAGGAGGTCCAGTCACAGGTGCCACTAGAGCGGCTGTTCCTGAGCCAGTGGTTGCGGCTGTTGTTGACGCTGTGGGTTTTGCGCCAAACAAACCGCCCACAGTAGCAGAGAAGTTGGTAAACAGTGAACTCAAACCCGATCCGCCGCCGGTACCGCCGCCTAGCAGTCCACCAAACAGTCCTTTGATTGTGCCCAGGGCATTATCTATACTGGGCAAGCCTGTGTTTAGATTACCGAACCCAAAGCCGCTGGTGGCAATGAGTGTGGAATCTGGCAGTTGTGGTATGCCTAGTCTGGCACGAATGTACGGATCTGTGGGATCTGCCCCGCCAAGATCTTGTAATTGCGTTGGTGTTAATCCATAGTATGGATTATTAACTGGACTAGAATATGTTGTGGGTGGTACTCCTGCAATGGGCATGCCGTTTGAATCAACCGGATCGCCTTGTGCGTTGACAAAGCCACCGTTGCCATCAGATGTGCCTAGACCAAATCCTTCGCCACCATTGTTTGTATCAACTGCGGCTTTTGATGTTGCTGGCCCAACGCCAGCATAGTATGGCTGACCGTTTTCTTGATTGATCTTAAAGCCAGGCATTAAATTGCCGTCATCGTCATACTGCGGGAATTGACTGGGATCACTTGCTGGTTGTACTGGAGTATCCTTTGTACTCGGACCTACTCCAGCATAGTATGGCTGATTGTTTTCTTCATTGATTTTAAAACCAGGTTGTAAGTTGCCTTCGTTGTCGTAGGCCGGGAATTGACTGGGATCACTTGCTGGTCGTACTGCTGAGTCTTTTGCGGCAGTTTGATACACAGTTTTTTTAGTATTGGTAGTGGTATTCGGTACTGTGTTGGTCGTAGGAGGTTTAGGAGGGTTTGCTACCACTGTAGTTGTTCCGCCGTCAGATTCCGGGGCAGTTCCACCAGCAGAATTTATTAAATATGGATCCATTTGAGTATTCCTATATGTTATTTACCCATTTCTAAAACGGCGTATTTTAACAAACAGGTTGACAAGTGTTGTAAATGTGCTACAATAAATACATAACAGGAGACACAGTCACTCATGACTTTATTACCCAAGGCGGCACCTCGTGTCAATTATCTCAACAACAGAGATATTTTAAAAGAAATTCACCTCAGTAAAAACAACTACTGCTGGTATCAAGACCGAGCAATGGATCATCAATTTGATATTATTTTGCCTAGTATAGACAAGATCAACCAACGTACTATAGCAGAAGCTAGGCGCAACCGAGCAGATCGTTTAAAGCGAGAAGGTACTATTGTAGACCCTAAAAAGATACCCAACACAGAAATTGTGTTCCGTATCACTTGCTGGGAACACATACCCCGGGCGCCTAAAAAAGTAACCAAAGCCGAAGCCAAAAAGCGCAAGTTAGAAGAAATACTAGATCTAGATGATGCCACCGAGGATGATCCGTTGGCAGACATTGTGGATGTGCCTGTGTTGGACATGAATCACGTGCGTGTGAACTTTCCCCCGTTTGAGCACTATCGCATAGACGATGAAAAGAGACCATTCATTGTGGGCCGTAGTCACTGGCGGGGAGATTTGGTCTCAGGTGAGTTTTCCAAGGACCATGGAGACATGACCAAAAAACTAGCCCTGATGTTTATGAAATTATGCGAAAGATATGCTACAAGGAGTAACTGGCGTGGATACACCTACAACGAAGAAATGCGGGGGCAAGCCTTGCTACAACTCAGTCAAATCGGATTGCAATTTGACGAATCAAAATCGCAGAACCCTTTTGCGTATTATACTGCCGCTATCACTAATAGTTTCACTCGTATCTTGAACATTGAAAAGAAAAATCAAAACATCCGTGACGACATTTTGGAGATGAACGGACTCAATCCTTCATGGACTAGACAGAACTCTGGCAAACATTCAATGGCCGCCATGTCCGGACCGGTTGTAAGTAGCCTGGATGAGTAGTATACTAGTAGGATGACAAATCTATTTCGTAAAGCCGCGGTCTTCACAGACATTCACTTTGGCTTGAAAAGTAACAGCACTCAACACAACGAGGACTGCCTAAATTTTGTCAAGTGGGCCACTGCCAAGGCCCGGGCTGAAGGCTGTGAGACCTGCATGTTCCTGGGCGACTGGCACAACAACCGTGCCAGCCTAAACATTGTCACGCTGAACTACAGCCTACAAGCACTGGAGCACATGAATGATAATTTTGAAAACGTGTATTTCATTCCTGGTAATCATGATTTGTATTATCGAGACAAGCGCGACATACAAAGTGTGGAATGGGCAAAGCATCTCCCTAATGTACAGATATGTAACGATTGGTTTAGCCGTGGTGATGTTGTCATTGCTCCTTGGCTTGTAGCCGATGATCACAAGCGTATTCCTAAACTAAAGGGCAAGTACATGTTTGGGCACTTTGAATTGCCTGGATATCTAATGAATGCCATGGTGGAGATGCCAGATCACGGTGAAGTACGCAGAGAAGACTTCGGAAACTTTGAACATGTGTTTACTGGACACTTTCACAAACGACAGACCAAAAAAAACATCACCTACATTGGCAATTGCTTTCCGCACAACTATGCCGATGCCGGCGACGACGATCGTGGCATGATGATTCTGGAATGGGGCAAAGAGCCAGAGTTTCATGCCTGGCCCGATCAACCAAGATATCGTGTGCTGGGCCTGGCCAGCATTATCGACAACGCACCCAAATTATTAGCAACCGGCATGCATGTTCGAGTGCAGTTAGACATTGAAATTTCATACGAAGAAGCCAACTTCATCAAAGAAAAGTATATCAAAGAATATGGCCTGAGAGAGATGGCTTTGATACCCAACAAGAACAGTTCAGTAGACACAGACATGGCGCCGGGCGAAGTCAAGTTTGAATCAGTGGATCAAATTGTCACAGATCAGATTACCAATATTGAGTCAGAATTCTACGACAACAAATTACTGTTGAAGATTTATCAGACTTTATGATCTTATCAGATACCACATGGTTACAAGTAGAAAACTCAACCAAGTGCAATGCTTGGTGTCCTGGGTGCGGTCGTAATCAAGGTGGGTACAAACTTACTCCTGATCTGGTAGTCGAAGACCTGGCCACAGAAAGATTCGAAGAAGTTTTAAAAAAACTTCCCAACTTAGAAACTATACAATTTAGCGGTACCTACGGAGATACCATGGCTGCTAATAATGTGTTAGAGCACATTGATCTAGCAATAAGGTACGCAGGCAAAATTCAAATTCACACACATGGCGGCATACGTTCCACTCAATGGTGGACTGACTTAGGAACTCTACTAAAAGATTTGAATCACGATGTGTGGTTTTGTTTAGATGGACTCAAAGGAGTGCATGAAATATATCGTCAGGGCACAGACTTTGACAAAACCGTTGCCAATGCACAAGCGTTTATTTCTGCTGGCGGTTATGCCACATGGCAGTTTATTCCATGGGCACACAACGAACATCAAATAAAAGATTGTATGAGATTAAGTCAGCAGATGGGTTTTAAAAAATTTAAATTTGTAACCAGTGTACGGGAAACTATAAGTGCCCGTCACTGGCAAACTGGACAACCAATAGAATTTCGACCATGGAGCAGAAGCAATATTACTAATACATATCATTTAAATCCCAAACGCGATAGTATTAGATTGTCTGATTGCAGACATCTAACAAAAAAAACTGTGTATCTAAACGCCAACGGAAAAATAAGTTCTTGCTGTTATCTAAATGTGCATCGGACTGCTGACGCAGATGTATTACCCGATATCGAGAGCGAGATTCTCTCTCAAGCCCATCCATTGTGCTTGACCAATTGCGGCAATGGTGTTAAACTGGTTCATCAATGATTCAAATTAAAAATTTAACTGTTAAAAACTTCATGAGTGTGGGTGCGGCCACTCAAGGCATCGACTTTGACCGTAGTGATCTCACGCTTGTGCTGGGCGAGAATTTGGACTTGGGCGGCGACGGCTCACGCAACGGCACAGGCAAGACCACAATCATCAATGCTCTAAGTTATGCCTTGTATGGACAAGCACTGAGTAACATCCGCAAAGACAATCTGGTAAACAAGACCAATGGCAAGAACATGTTGGTCAGTTTGGACTTTGCAGTCAATGCACAAGAGTACAGAATTGAACGTGGACGCAAACCCAATGTGCTACGTTTCTATATCAACAACGAACACAAGGCCGCTGAAGACGAAGCACAAGGCGACAGTCGTGAAACACAAGATGCCATTGAGCGTGTGATGAACATGAGTCATGACATGTTCCGACATGTGCTGGCCTTGAACACTTATACAGAACCTTTCTTAAGTTTGAAGGCCAATGATCAGCGAACTATCATTGAGCAGTTGCTGGGTATTACCTTGTTGAGTGAACGTGCTGATGCAATCAAAGAACTCAATCGCCAGACCAAAGATGCTATTCAGGCAGAAGAGTTTCGTATCCGTGCTGTGCAAGAAGCCAACAAACGCATTGAAGAACAAATTGAAAGTCTGCGCAAGCGCCAACGTCTTTGGACAGCCAAACGTGACGAAGATGTGGGCAAACTACAACAGGCCATTGCGGATCTTGAACACATTGACATTGATGCTGAAGTACAGGCACACAGAGATCTAGAAGCATTTCATGTGAAGAAAAAAGCCCTAGACGATGCCAGTCGTTACATTCGTCAAATTGATTCTGATGATGCCAAACTAAATCGACTGCTAGACAAACTCAAAACAGAAATTGAGGCCCTGGATGCTCACCGGTGTCACTCATGCGGTCAGGACTTGCACGATGACAAGCAGGACGAGTTGAAACAGACCAAGCAGGCCTTGGTACAAGAAACAGCACTACAACTCCTGGCCAATGACACACAACGCCAAGGGCATGAAGATACCGTTATCCAGATTGGTACATTAGGCACAGCACCCATGGTGTTTTACGATTCGCTTGAGCAAGCATTGAATCATCGTAATACTGTGGAAACCCTACGCAAAGATTTGACCTCACGATCTGCTGATGCAGATCCTTACGAAGAACAAATTGCAGACATGCAAGGACAGGCCTTGCAAGTTGTGTCATATGACACACTGAACGAACTTACTCGTTTGCAAGATCACCAGGACTTCTTGCTCAAACTGTTGACATCAAAAGACAGTTTTGTACGCAAGAAGATCATTGATCAAAACTTGAGTTATCTAAACGCCCGTCTCACACACTATTTGGATCGTATTGGCTTGCCACACACTGTGAAGTTTCAAAACGATTTGACTGTGAGCATTGAAGAACTGGGTCGTGAATTAGATTTTGATAATTTGAGTCGTGGTGAACGTAACAGATTGATACTAAGTATGAGTTGGGCGTTCCGTGATGTTTGGGAAAGTTTGTACTCACCAATCAACTTGCTGTTCATTGATGAACTGATTGACAACGGGCTAGACACACAAGGTGTAGAGAACGCACTGGCTTTGTTGAAAAAGATGAGCAGAGAGCGTCACAAGTCAATCTGGCTTGTTTCACACAGAGATGAACTGGCTGGACGTGTGGAGAACATTCTCAAGGTAATCAAAGAGAACGGTTTCACTAGTTATAACACGGATGTTGAACTTGCGTGATGTAAAAGTATTACACCTAGAACCCACAGACGTGTGCCAAGCGGCATGTGCGTTGTGTGCTAGAGAAACTGACAAAAACTTTAGAAAAGATCGTCAGCATCATCTCGCTATGAATCAAATACTACGAGTGTTTGGCAAAGAAAAAATTCAACAACTAGACAAAATGTTCATGTGTGGCAATTATGGTGATCCTGCCGCTGGTAAGCATACCTTAGATATCTTTCAAGAATTTAGAAAGATTAATCCCAACATTGTGCTAGGCATGAATACCAATGGTGGTATGCAAACTACATTTTGGTGGCACGAACTAGCAAAAATATTAAATCAGCCACAGGACTATGTGGTATTTTCAATTGATGGCCTAGAGTCCACCAATGCTACATACCGTCAAAATGTAGTTTGGAACAAACTAATGAGCAATGCTCGATCGTTTGTGGAAGCAGGCGGTTCTGCACATTGGGACATGTTGGTATATCGCCACAATCAACACGAGGTTGATGCTTGTGAACAACTGGCCAGAGATTTAGGATTCTCTTGGTTCCGAGCCAAAGTTTCAAAACGTGGATTTACTGAATCGCTACAGTTTCCCACAGGATGGCAATCAATAGAAAAGCAGGCCACTGGTATCAGTTGTCATGCGTTACGAGAGCAAAGTGTTTACATAGATGCACAAGGCCGTCTCGGACCTTGCTGTTGGTTGGGCGCAAGACAATTAGATTTTGTTACAGATGTAGATACTATTCCCACACAGGATCCTGTGTGCTTGTCTGCATGTGGGCAAACTGCCTTGGGCACAGCATTTGATCAACAGTGGCAAAGAGAGGTAGCATTATGTTAGTTGATGCTATATATAATATTGTTGTTTGACTTTGATGAATCAATTTACTAAAATTACTCCAACAGAACATTACTTTTTAGTAAGTTGGATCCAACACATCCGATGCAATTATGATTGCATGTATTGCCCTGAGAATAGACATAATGATTATTCACCGTTGCCCGATTTTGATACCATGTGTCAACATTGGAAACAAGTTTTTGAAAAAACTAAACATCGTAATCTACCTTACGGCATTAGTTTCAGCGGTGGCGAAGCAACAATAAACAAAGATTTTATTTCATTCATTGAATGGTTATCTGTCAACTACGGTCAAAATATTGCCAAAATAGGAATTACAACCAATGGCAGCGCATCCATATCATACTATCTGAGACTGTTTGATAAACTTACATTTATCAGTGTAAGCACACATTCTGAACACATGTCCAATGACTTTTTAAACAAAATAAAAATTTTGAATACCTACGCAAAAGAACATAACAAAACTGCATTTGTAAATGTCATGCAAGAATACTGGGCAACAGAACAAATTAAAAAAATAGTCGATTTTTGTAAAAAACATGACATTCCATACTCAATTAGCAAAATTAACTATAACTTACCCGGAAGTCGTACGTGGCCAATTTTTAAAATTGACAAACAATACAAAGACCGCCGAGATTTAGAACTCACACAAGAGTTGATAAATTATAGCAACCAAGAAATAGATCCGTTTGTAGATCTCAAAGACAACAAATATTACAATATCAAGATAACATCAATAGATAACTCAACCAACTTGATATTTGCATCCAGTTTACGATATTTAAATTTACATCATTTTAAGGGATGGAAATGTCATGCTGGACTTGACAGAATTTTTATAGCACCCGATACTTCAGTTTACAGTGCCGAATGTGAAAATGATTTCATGGGAAAACTTGATGACAACTCATTCAAACTGTTTGACGGTCCGCAAGTGTGCAAACGGGAAACCTGCACTAACAATCCCGATGATCTTCAGGTGACAAAATATGCTGTCTAACATTTGGTCATATCTTTCAATTGATGAATATCAAATTGAAGTGACCACTTACTGTAATGCCGCATGTCCTCAATGTCCTCGCAACAACAACGGGTCAGGTGTCAATCCATACCTGACTCTGGAGCACTTGCCCAGAGCAGTGATTGATTCTGCTTTTGATAGTGAGTTGTGCAATCGTCTTCGACAAGTGTTCTTTTGTGGCAGTTACGGTGATCCCATAATGCATCCAGAGTTCCTGGATATCTTGAGAGACTTTAGACGCAAGTGTCCCACTCTCTGGTTGTATGTTCATACCAATGGCGGTGCCCACAATACAGAATACTGGCAAGAGATGGCCAAAATCATTGGTGGCTACGGTCAAGTTGACTTCAACATCGATGGTCTTGAAACTACCAATTGGCTCTACAGAAGAAACACAGACTTCAACAAAATCATTGCCAATGCCACTGCATATATCAATGCTGGTGGCCGTGCTGTTTGGAACTTTATTGTGTTTGAACACAATCAAGATCAAGTTGAACAAGCACAAGAACTAAGCAAAAAAATTGGGTTTCGAGATTTTAAATCACGTGCTACTGGTAGATTTTTAAATCATCAAACCATGGACACATTTAATGAGTGGCCTGTTCAAACAAAATCTGGACAAGTTGAATATGTGTTAACTCCTACCACATTAGACAAATACAAGAATCGAAGCATTGAGATATTGCCCAATCTCAAATCACAATACTCAGACATGCAAGAGTATTTTGCCAATACAGAAATATGTTGCGATTCTTTGGCAGGTAGTAAGGTAGCAATCAATGCCAGTGGACTTGTGTTACCTTGTAATATGTTAAATCACAATCTAACTGATGCTAGATTTCGTGATCAATCAGTATTGCCTTGCAGTAACAATCTCAGTGCTGTCGATGGTAAAAATCAAGTGCAAGAGTTTGTTGATCGGCACGGCGCTGATAACTTGAACATTCATCATCGATCACTAGAGCAAGTGTTTGCCAACTCTTTTTGGGTAGACCTTGCAGACAGTTGGAAGTATAATACATTTCCTGAACGAATGTTTGAATGCGCAATGACTTGCGGTAAACAATTTACCAAGGTATGGGATCAAACCAAGATGACAAACACATTTTTTATCACTGGCGGCAATCGAGGACTAGGACAACATCTCAAAGAAAAATTCAACGGTACCAGCATCAGCCGAGCACAAGGCTACGATATCACAAAACATGTCAAAGAAATTGCTGAAATAAGTTTGGACTTTGATGTGTTCGTCAACAATGCATTTGACGGGCCGCCACAAGAAGACTGGGCAAACTTTGCGCAAGCACAGGTGTACATGGCTGTGTACGATGCCTGGAAAGCAGCCGGCAAAACAGGACATATTTTTAACATTGGTTCAACTGGTAGCAAAAGCATTGTTGCTCCTGAGCCTAGATTTGAAACCTACAGAGTCAGCAAGGCCGCACTTGAACACGCCAGCCGACAAGGCACACAGGCATTCAAACAAAACATTGTGCCATTCAAAACTACATTAATCACTCTTGACAGGCTTGACACAGAACTCAGTCGTGGCCGCCCAAACTGGACTGGCAACGGCATCAATCTAACTGATATCAGCAATTTTATACAATACGCTACCACAGTGAGTAAAAACACAGTGGTAGAAGAGGCAACTTTTTACGTCAATTTCGATCATAAGGCATAACTATAACGCAAGGATAAATCGCACACAACATATGACATGGCTATATCAAGATACCCCAATTGAGACGTTGCCCGAAGAGTGTGTTGGATTTGTTTACTTGATCACAAATAATCTCACTGGACGCAAGTACATAGGCAAAAAATTAGCAAAATTTAGCAAGACAACCACAAAAACAGTCAAACTCAAAAACGGCACAAAGAAGCGGAAAAAGATACGCTCCAAGATCGATAGTGATTGGAGAGAGTACTACGGGTCAAGCCCAGAATTAACCGCAGACGTAATCAAACTAGGCACCGAAAACTTCACCAGAGAAATACTTTACTATTGTAACTCCAAGTCAGAATGCTCATACATTGAGGCTAGAGAACAATTTTCAAGAAGAGTATTAGAGTCAAAAGATTATTACAACGGCCATATTCAAGTTCGTGTGCATGGCTCACACATCATAAACAAAATTTAACAGGCAGCGATCATGACAACGTGGTGAGTGTATTGGCTCACCCCCATTGCAGAACGGTGGAATACCCGGTCTAGACTTGGGCGTCAAAGGCAAATTGCTAACTTAAGGCAACAAATGGTTTGGGCTCTGTGAAGAAGATACACCCCATGCTCATAGGACTTGGATCTATATCGGGTTACTAGGGTTCCGTTGATATGTGAATCTTGAGTAGGGGGTACCGGTCAACCGCCTCCGTTGTGCTTTTAAAAAAGATAATTTCGCAAGAAGTTGTACTTTTAAAAAGTATAAATCTCATTAGTATAGATGACTGCTGTCACTCGGATGATGCGCTCTCATTTTCACCGTGCATACGGTGAATTATGACCACATAATCTGGATGATACTTAATTCAAATAATTAAAAGAAAACAATCAGTTGTTGAGCGATAGCGAGAACAACAGACTTACGTAGTAAGTCTTTCAAGTCATAGATTAGTATCTGGAAAATCCCTAAACAATGCGTGTTGAATATTACCTGAGACAAATTGATTAAACGATTTATGCTTAGTTTCGAGTTCTCCTTCAAGCGGTGCAACTCGTTTGAATGCTTCATCCATCTGAGCCATACCTGTGAACTCCATTAAAATCATAAATTCGGGCATGTCTGCAATGCTACGAAATCCCATCTTGCATCTAGTAATTCTGTACGACTCCATCTTGCCTTCATTGATCAAATGATCAAAGAAACTTTTCATTCCCGTGACCCAGTCCAAGTCTGATATGTCGCCTTCTTTATCTGCCCAAATTGTATATAAATCCATGTGTTACTCCAGTGGTCCTAGTATTTCAAATCCTTGTATTTGGGATTTGTACAGGTGTGCTTGCTCAAGGTACAGGTACTTAAAACCGCGTTCCCGATAGATAGCACACTCTGTTTTCATTGTTTCAATTCCCAATCTCAATCGAGGATTGTTGTAGTTCCATGCAAATTGATCGCACAGAGCATTCTTGTCATCGTAGCGTCGAATTAAACTGAACGCAACCAGTTTGTCTCCGTCATAGTATCCTATGACATCTGTTGCAGGATCAGTATAACGACTGTCAAAGATGGGCATTACACTGGCAAAGTGTTTGTACTTGCAGTAGTCTCTGTAGATTTGATTCAACTTAGCAACGTCTGGGTCACGTAAATATTCCCAGTTCACAGTTGGTTCGTAGTCAGTTAGACTCAAATCAATTCTGGCAAATTGATAGGTCATCTGGGATCCTGTCTATGACGGAACAAGCCTTGTAAGTATTCTTCTGGCCACCCATGATAGAATCCTTTGTCTGCCATCTGCCGGGCTTTAACGTTAAGATCACCCAGGCCTTGTATAAGTGCAAGTGCATAGGTACCTTGATTCATTGAGACTCCGTTTACAATTTCTGGATCGGCAGGATGATCTTCCATGGCAATCAAGTCTCTGGGTATGAGTGTTTCTCGATTGGCAAGTTCTATGCTGTTGGCAAATAACTCACGTGACCATTCGGTAGGATCATACGCATAGATAACAACTTCGTATTTGTCCATACCGTATCTTGCTCGGTTTTTTAGATCATACAAGGGATCCACTCCAAGGAACACACCATAGGTACGTTTGAGTCTTGCACTTCGTGCAAATGGGCAAGGTGGAAATCCCCCCAAGGCCGGATGTGGAACTTCCACAAAGTTCTCAATCCAGTGTTCTATATCTTGCTTGACTTGTTCCAGTTCCATTAGAAGAAATTCAATTTTGATTTTTGTGTGGTTTCAAGATTGCTTTTGATCAATTCTGCAATCAGTGTGCGCTCTTGATAACTCATGTTCATTACATCTTCGTATGTGCTACCGCCTCGCATGTGCCAACTCATTTTGAAACAATTTGCTCTGACATCGTTTGCCTCCTCTTCCATGCGATCAATCATGGCAGAAATTTCTTCAGTCGATAGGCTTAGGAGGCGACGGCGAAAAAAGCCGCTTGATCCAGGGTTAGTTCTTGCTTGTGAATATGACTGCAATTTGGACATGTGATATCTAAGGATTTGACATCAGCAGACATGCGCAATTCGATCACACGATCTCGAATTTCTTGATACAGTTTACGATCACAGTTGACCAAGAAATCACGTATGAAATCAATTTCAGTTACCAAGGCATCTGGGGTGCGTATGCTGGCTATGTTGAACTTGAGTGTTTCGATTGTAAGTTCGGTTATGGTGTGCATGAGTTCGTTGAGTTGTTTGATTTTTTCTTCGTCACTCAAGGTATCGTTGTTTTGAATCTGTTGCACAGCACGTTGTTGTTCATATTGCTTGGCACCTATGGAATTTTGATTGCGATAGGTCACAGGCATGAGTGTTATTTCCAAATCACCATGCTGAATTGGAGTTGAGTAGTCAGGTTCTCTGATGCTGTCCAGTACCATGCGTAAATCTACGCCAAAGTCGGACTCGGTTTTGCAAGCAGGACATATAGTACCAATTTCCATTTCATGGCCATAACTGGCAATTCTTATGGCGATCAGCACAGCATTCAAATCAATTCCGGGTATTTCCCAGGCATTTTTGATATTGGGCACACAACTGTGAATCACGTTGATCACTGCCTGTCCGCTGAATAATGCATCAGGAGTACGATAGGTAATTTCGTCTATGGCAGTCATGGGATAAACTGGCAATTCTCGATTTTCAGGCATGGTCAATGCTGTGGCAGGCCAATGACGTCCGCCTGATGGCAAACTCAAATAAATGGAGGGTTGTCTAAAAAATTGTTTCAGCGGGTTTGCAGTTTGAGTCATATTTCACCTATAAATATACAACTACTTATAGGCACTAAATCATGGCGGACGCAAATCAGCAAGCACAAGAACTAGCCCAAACATTGGCCAAACTCACCGAAGAGATGGCTTTCTACGGACGGACCACCGTTCAGTCTGAGCAGGCCAAAACAGACGCCAATATGAAGGCCAAATATGGCATCAACAACTTCTCAGCAGGTGTGGCACAGGCTAGCAATGCACTCACAAGTCTAGGATCGGCACTGCTGGCCGGCGCCAAGTCCATGGCCGAAGGCAAAAAAGGTGCCGCTGCCATGAACGACGCACTGGGTGAATTGGCCACGGCAGCCACGGCAGCAGGTGCAGCCTTGGCCTTGATGATACCTGGCGGTATCATAGTCAAAGCCTTTGTTGCAGCCTTGACTCTGGGTGTGACAGCCATGATCAAGTTCAATCAAATGACTCTGGAGATGGTGGACAAACTGCACAAGGGTTACCAGGGTATGTACAAGGCCGGGGGCGCTGCCAGTGATGGCATGACCGGCCTGTTTGAAGATGCCAAGAAACTGGGCCTGAGCATGGGCGAACTGGATAGCTTTGTTCAGTTGGTAGCCGAAAACTCCAAAGACTTTGCCTTGTTTGCAGGATCAGTTGGCGATGGTAGAAAACGCTTTGCAGAACTGGGTGCAGAACTTGACTCCAGCAGAGTTGGATTCTTTAATCTGGGCATGACCACCCAAGAGATCAACTCAAGCATGGCCGGCTTTATCAAACTACAAAGCAGAGTTGGCCAGACACAAAACAAAACAACTCAAGAACTTGCTGAAAGCACCAAGAGATACATGCTTGAGCAAGATGCACTGACAAAATTGACAGGTCTGACTCGCAAAGAGCAAGAGGATGCTCGTGAAGAAATTCGCGCTCAGGAACGTTTTGCCGCCAAATTAGAAGAGTTAAGATCGCAGAACAAACACGCTGAGGCCAAGGAACTTGAAGACACTTATCTCATGATGAGAAGTCAAAACAAAAAAGCTGCTCAAGGTTTTGCTGACCTAAGCGTGGGCATGCTGGGTACAGAAGCAGCCATACAAGAATACAGAGTCAGCAATGGTAAAAGTTTAGAAGCGTCAGACCAGTTGTCAGCAGGTCTAATAAAATCGGCCGGGGCGGCGCAGATGATAGGCCGGGCACATGGCGAAACAGCAGATTCCATGCGATCATCTGCCATGTTGGGTCAATATGATAACCTGTATGGTAGTTTTGCTGGCGACCTGGCACTAAAAGCCATGACCATGGGTGACGGCTTGGAAAAAGCCCGACTAAAAATTGATGAAGATCAAAAGAGGCAAGTGTCCGGAGCAGATGGATTGACCAAGAAGATGTCTGACTTTGTTCAGTCACAGATAAAAGCCAATGAACTCCTGGAACGTAGTATGTTGGACAATGCAGATAGAGCGATGAGCATGTCCAAGAGCATGCAAGAGGCATCCATGGCTGCTGCCAGTTCTTTGATGAAATTTGTTGAGAGAATAATGGAAGCCATCGAAGCACTGGGTGCGTTCTTGAAAAAATTAAATCCCAGTCAGAGCGCGGTGGCTACAGGCACTCAAGTAGCGGCAGCAGGCTATGGAGCTGTTAAAGGTGGTACAATGGGATTCCAAGCCGGTAGTGCGCTCACGCTGGCTACTGGTGGTACTGGGGCACTTGCAATACCGATTCTTACAGCACTAGGTGCGCTTCTAGGCGGCGGCCTGGGATATTTTGGCAGTGGTGCTGCCATGGACGCTGTTGGCGCCCGAGCCGCAGGCGGACCAGTTGGTAAAGACACTCCTTATGTGGTGGGTGAAGAAGGGCCTGAAATTTTTGTGCCCAAAGCCGCAGGAGATATTGTGCCAAACAACAGACTTGGCGCAGGTGCTGCCATAGGTGACAACTTCTCCCAAGCCATTGATGAGATGTACAAGGATGTAAAAAAACAAGAAAAAACACTTGATGTGGACACTGTACGTCAGAAAAAGTTTAGTGATTTGCAGAAACAATATTTTGATATCTATGGTGGATTCATGAAAGATGTAATCGATCAAGTTGAAGATAATGATCCCAAGGATGAAAATTCAAATATAGGAAAAATGTTTAGTTCGATGTTTGGATCCATGAGTTCGCTGTCTACAGCCTTTCAAGCATCAACAAAAGGTAACATGGGTAGCGGTTCCGGACTACAAATGCCCAAGGCCACCAACATGATGGGCATGGGCGGTGGTCAGGGACTACAAGCAACATCACAGTCAGATTTAGCAAAGATGGGCTTGAATATCAAGTCAGGCGATGTACAGATTGGCGGTGCAGGTATCAGTCCCAAACTGATTGAAATGGCCAAAGCCATACAAGGCGGCGTTCCTGGGTTTGGTTATTTCTCGGCATTCAATGACAAGTTCCATCAAGAAAAAGCACCGTCTAGCAAACACACACAAGGACTGGCCGCTGACTTTACCACGGTCCGGGAACCTAGCGTAGAGGACGGAAAACAAATTACCAACTGGCTCAAAAGCATGGGTGCCAGTCTAGCCATAGACGAGTACCGCAACCCCAGTGCCAATGCTGTGGGCAAAGGACACTTCCACGTGGAGATTCCGGCATTTGAATACGGTGGTGATATACCTGCAGGCCAATTGGGCATTGCCGGAGAGAACGGCAAACCAGAAATAATTACTGGTCCAGCGTCAGTAACATCAAACAACGACATCATGGGTGCATTCAATTCCATGAATGGATTGTTAGCACAGTCGGTAGTCAAACTAGATGACCTGTTGAGAGCACAAAAAGACAACAACGATATCTCCAGCAAGATGTTGCGTATGCAAACATAATCACGGTAAATAAACTACTATGGCAGATAATATTTTTTATGTTTATCAATATATCAATGAAGATGGGCAACCTTACTATATTGGAAAAGGTTCGGGTAAACGTATTGATAGACCGCATACCAGCACATTATTGCCACCAAAAGAACGACGTGTTATTATAAAAGACGGATTATCAAACGAAGAAGCAAAACAACTTGAAGGCAATCTCATTACCAAATATAAGAGAAAACTTGATGGTGGCATTCTAGATAATATCAAAATAAATCAATGGGCTTGTGCAGTAGGGTGGAAACATTCTGAAGAAGCCAAAAGAAAAATTAGTGAGGGCAATCGTGGAAAGAAACGCACTCCTGAACAATGTAAAAACTATAAAGGCACAGTGACCGCTGAACATCGAGAAAAAGTTAGACAGGCTAATTTAGGACGTCCGTACGATCCAGTACGATCAGCAAAAATATCGGCTACTTTAAAACGTTATTTTGCAGAACGCAAAGAAAGTAAATTAATGCAGGAACAAAA